GACTGCATGGATTGCTGGATTGGCTTGCACTGTGCGGGCGGGAGCCCGGCCTGTGAAAGCGAACGCGGCACTCAAGCTCACGCCGAATACGAGGAGGGCGCTGAGTACGAGCGCAGTCAGTTCTTTGGACTTCATCACGAGATTCCTTTCAGTAGGGGCGCGCTCGAACGTGTAGCTTGCGCGCCTTGAGCCGTCTTCTTGCCTGGTGCTGCCTCCTAGATTGGGGGTGTTAGATTGCAGACGAAATATGGGCCTATCGCCGCGTTATTCGCCTATAGCTGAAATCATGGGGCTTTGACGACCACGACCACTCGGTCCGGTGGGCTCACAATCCACGGGGCACAGGAGTGGTGGACCCAACCCACGTTCCCGCCGCCCCAGAGGACTTCTTCGGGGTGCTCGTGCTCCACCACGTTCTCCCTACAGAAGACGCACCCTGGTCCGGGGTACTTCTGAGGGTAGAAGTGGCGGTCCTCCCCTCTACCACCCAGCCATTCTGTGACCCTCTGGTAGAAGTCGAAGCAGAAGTCGGGCCTCTGGGTACTCACGCTCGGGTCGAAGAGCGGCGACATGGGGAATTTCTTCCCCGCCATTGTCCGCCCAATGCGAGGGTCAACCTCGTAGAAGGTGGGGGCAAATCGCCTAGCGAGGTCCGAGAACACCGAGAGTGCAAACCGCTCGGCTTGTGTGCTGTCGGCTGCCAGGGACCCGAACTTGTGGCCGGAGATCTGGTGCCGCTGTGCCCAGACCAAGTCGCGCTTCCACGTCCAACCCTCCGGGAGGTTCTCGCGAAGGACCAAGACCTCAAGGGTCAGGTTGATCGCGTTGGAGATCCCCTCCCTTTCGGTCTTGTACTTGATCGAAAGCCACGGGACCTGCTCGGGTCGAACCTCACCAAGGACGTGCTCCTGGATCAGCCCGTGCGAATTGTTGAGCACCTCGGTGACGCTGGACATCATCCCCGTGGCTCACTCTTCCGCTGACTTCAACCTGAACTCAGCCGGGAGAGTCTCCAACCACGCTAGATTGAGCTTCCAGGGGGAGCGGCTCCTCATGTTCCACTGGCGCATGGCCTGCTCGACGTGAGCCTCGACCTGGTCAGGCGTCCACTGGTTGACCTTGCCCAGGTGCATGAGGGCCAGGTGGCCACGCCCGACCGAGAGCGCCCGACCAATATGCCGAACCTCGTGACACGAGGGGCACAGGGCCTCCAGACCGACGAGCTTTTGAACGTGCCGGGAGTCGTTGTATTCCCACCGCTCGTGGGCTTCGACCGGGTGCTTGCGGCCCTTCCCCCCGCAGATCTCGCAGACGAAGCCAGCCCTCGCGTACACGCTCTGCCGGAGGTCGTCCCACCCCTTCTTGGACAGCAGGGAGCGGAGATTCCACCCCCAAGTGGAAGCCGGGACCAGTTCTGCGACGAGACGGGGTTCGCTCACGAAAGACCTTACGCGCCTCCCCGCAAGAGCGGACCCGCCAGGTCCCCCGGTTGCCAAGCTATCAGAGCCCCATGTCGAACCCGTCTCCCCCGCTGAAAGAACATGACCGACACTCTCGACAAGCTCAAGAAGGCATTCGAGCAGGCGATCAGCACAGCCACTGCGGTCCAGCCGTGGAACGAGCCGCTGACCCGTCGAGACGCCGTGCAGCCTGGGCAGGTTCTCACGACCCCCCTCGTTCAGGGTGGCCTCGGCTCGTGGACGGGCTCCTCCGGGTTCCCCTACACGGGGACGACGGTCGCGGGCGTGCAGACCGGGGCTCAGCCTCCGGCCCGCAACTCGTTCGAGTTGGGTCTGGGTCTGCCTGGCGTTCCCGACGTGGACTTCGTCCCCTACGCGGCAGGTACCAACCGCTTCGGGGGCAAGGGTCCAGCACTCATCGGCCACCCAATCTCCTGGGAGGTCGTCGGCCCGACCCTGAAGTCGCCCTACTGCGACTGGCAGTGGCACGTTGACACGACCGGCCTGACCAACGACGTACTGACCCTGGAGGCGGGGCCGTACCCCATGCCCACGGGCGGCCTCCCCTCGAACATTTCGCCCCAAGCCTACGGCCCCAATCTCGCTGGGTTCGACGCTGTGGGCGGCCTCTACGTCCTGTTCACGTTCACGGGCGAGGGCTTCACGGGTTCTCTGGCAGGGGGGCGGACGCCCCTCACACCGGCCCCCAAGAGCTACCGGGCGTCCTTCGAGCTTTTCCGCGTCCTCAGTATCGACGCCCCGGCCCTCTCGATCGTGCTTCGTGGGGAGAAGCGGGTCGCCAGCGTGTTCCCCTTCGGTGGAGACGGCTGCCGGGCGATCACGCTCGTTCGACCGAAGGTCACACGCCTCGCGGCGTTCCCTGTCCCCGTCGTCGGGCAGGTTCAGTCGAACCGGACGTTCGTGTTCCTTCCGCCGGAGACGGCGGCCACGTCCGAGTTCATGCCGCCGAACAAGACGGCAGGGCTGGGGACATGGAGTACAGGCGGGTTCGACGTTGCGGGGACGATCCCTGGAGGCAACACCAGCTACTACGGGAACCCCGCCAAGCTCCCGATCCCCCGGCCTGTGGCTCGGGTGGACGCAGAGATCCCGCTCGCACTCGTTCCCCCGCTCCGCGCAGACGAGTGGCAGATCAGCGTCCCGGTCGGAAGCGGCGAACTGAAGGTCGGTCGGATCGTTCGTATCTCGAACCTCACCGACAGCATTCCGTCCCAGGTCAGCCCGAACGCGAAGCACGCCTACGGCTACTTCGAGATCCGCTCGATCACTGTCGGGCCGCCCGACATTCTTTTCCTCGGGCGTGTGACGGAGGCGAACCCGGACACGGGCGAGGTCTTCTACGGTAACGGGCCGTTCGCTGTGACGGCTCCCGTTCCGGTCAGCTTGGAGGTCTACGAGAACGTCTCCACGATCTTCAGCGGCACCATGCTGAACCTGGAGAAGCTCGCGTCGGCGAGGCTCGTGAACCTGATCGACCCACGCACGGTCGGTCCCTCGATCACGCGCCGCGACACTGACGGGAGCCCAGTTCCGGCCTCGAAGCCGGACAGGGCGATCTTCAACACTCGTCTCGGGGAAGACCCAGGCAACCTCCTCGACCTCGGGTTCAGGACGGTCCTCTTCCCGGCGAAGGTCGTGGGCGGGAACGCGGTCCCCGACTTCGACAAGCCGATCGACTCGAACGAAGCCATGCTCGACCCCTCGGTGAGCGAGCGCCAGTACGTCGAGATCGACTACTCGGCGGGCGTCGCTTACCTGTCTCACACCCCTGCCGCTGGCAATCCAGCGTGCGAGGTTGCGCCCTCGCTCGCCCCGTTTGCGGCTGCAAACAACCCTCGGCAGGAGGTCGTCCTCTTCGCGGCGTGCGTGCCGTACTCAATGGAGGAGGGGCAGTCAGGGTCGGGCTTCAGGATCACCGGGTCGAGCCCTGACTCGATCGACGGCGGCCTCGGGGCAAACGACCTCGCGGACGTGTTCGGGCGTCGGATCATTGCGGAGCCCTACGGGGCTCTTCAGACGCTCGACCCGAGCACCGCTGCTCCGATCACGACGACGCTTTCGAGCCTCGGAGACATTCCGCCCTCGGGGTTCTTCTTCGTCGGCTACGCGCTGCCTGGGACGATCTTCCCGACCCAGTACGGCCCCTACTACTACCAGTACACCGACGCTCCTCTGGGTCGAGTCCGCCTGAACGGGATCACCGGACCTGCGGGTGCAGTGCCGCTCGATCCAACCCTGCCGGACGGCTCCAAGATCGTCCTCCAGCGGTCGCTGCGGTCCTTCGCTCCGACGAACGCTTCTGCCGACACAGTTCGCGGGTCGTCCAAGAGGGTCAACACCCTCGCGTTCAAGAACGCGGACCTCAGCTTCGGGGCTGACGGCTCAGTCACGATCGAGCCTCGGGTCGTTGGGTTTGGACTCGACGACGCCTACAGGCAGGGGCTCGCGGCTACGCCCGGTGTCGGGCGTGTCGTCGTCTCTGACGGCGGTCCAGTCGAGCTTCGTCCGGCAGGCTCCTCTGCCAACCCGATCTCGGACCTCCTGTTCCTTCCGGCTCAGGTTCGGTCCCGCTACGACCTCGGTGTGGACGGGACCGGCGACAAGGCCGGGTTCGACTTCCTTGGCCGTCGCTCGAACGTCTCGGCTGCCCCCTACGGTGGGATCGACAACTTCGCCGGGTTCATGGACCGGCGTGTGTTCGCTCCGCAGACCCTGCTCGGGTACACGATCCTCGGCGACCTGGCGAGTGGTGACCCGCACTTCAACGTGAGCGTCGTTGCTGCTGACCAGATCCACCTCACCACGGCGGGCAACCAGTTCCACGACGGCGGTGCAACCAATCGGACGCTCCTCGTCAACGACCTGGACTTGGTCCACCTGGACGGGCTCGGGGTCTACGTCTTCCACCAGGCAGTGGGTGGGTCCCCCGGCGACTACCTGATCCGCAATCTGGACGGGAGCGTTCCCGCTCTGGCCTTCCCAACCCCGGCGAAGGGCTGCCTGGCGTACCGCCCCCGGTTCGCCACGGGACGCAGCTTCGACGGTGGTGCAGTCCTCCCGGTCATGGGCGGGACGTGGATCACGTCACAGGGCGAGAAGCCCGCCCTTCGGCTCTACGCTGGCTCTGGCACCGTGTTCGGCGGCCCAGACGAAGGCGGGTCCACCGAGAGCCTGGAGTTCTGGTACAGGAGCCAGGACAAGACGCCCCGCTCGGACAACTCGTTCGACACCTACGGACGGCTCCTCGGTGGGAGTGTGATCCTGAGCGCAGCCGACCTGTCGCTGCGCGGCCCCTACCTGACCCGCTCTCGGCAGGTCAGCAACCTCGGAGGCAATGCCTTCGCGTTGGGGCACGTCTTCGAGACCAGCACGATTGGGGTGTTGGCCCCAGACAGGTCCTTCGACTTCCTGTCGCTGCACGCGAACTCAATGGGGACGCTGGTCGGGGCCTTCAACTACACGGTGATCGCTGCCGACACCGTTCGGTTGGCGACTGCCTCTCCTGGCTTCACGCACCGCAGGCTCTCGCTCAGTGGTGGCACCTTCGTAGACCTCACGTCCTACACGGGGGCCGGGGACCACATTGGCCTCTACCGCGTCATTGGGACAACCAATCCCGGCGGCGCAGGAACGGCTGACCTTCAGCTTCTTCGGCTGGACAACACGGTTCCGGCTCTGGACTTCGCGGGTCCCGCAACGGGCAGCAGCCAGGTCTTCACGGCGGCCTACACCGGACTTGGGTTCGACAGCTACTACGACTTCGCGGGCGTTCTCCAGACGCACCAGCCCACCACAATGGTGGGCGTCGGAGAGGTCAACACCTCGGTCGGTCTCCACGTCTCTGGACCCGACCCGGTGATCGTCACTGGGGGCAAGGCGATCCGCGTTACCTCCCTGAACGGACTTGCCAATCAGGCGGACGAGCGGTTCTCTGTTGGGCTCGACGGCACGACGACCGGATACGACTTCGGTTACGGGCAGTACAAGCTCAAGAACGTCGTCATTCCCATGTCCGAAGGCACTCCCGTCCTCAACGCGGGCGTCGCCGAGTGGGACCTCCAATACCTCGGGGGTGTCACTCAGTGGTACTCCCTTGCTAGCAGGAGTGAGGTCTTCTTCCCGCTCCACATTCCGAACGACTGTTCAATCGTGAACGTCCTCGTCGTCGTGACGCCGAAGAATGCAGTCCCTCTTGCTGTGAACCGTGTCCAAGCGCGTCTCCTGACGCTTGACCACGACTTCACGACCCCTGCGGTTCCGACCGCAACGATCATTGGCGAAGCCGCCGACGACGGGACTATCAACACTCAGGTGTTGGACCTCCGAAATGCCCCCGGCCTCGGCTTCGGTGTGGACCAGGTGGTTGGCTACACCTCAGGCACGAAGGAGTGGGTCCTTCGGGTCATTTCTGGGAATGCTGGTCTGGGGGATCTCCTCTACTCGATCCAGGTCCAACTGAAGATCAACAGGCCCGCTCCCCTCTGAGGACAGCATGACCAAGTACGGCTGGAAGCCAGACCTCCCCGACCACCGAGACCGTGTCTACGCAGCCCCCAGGCGCGCAATCGCGGTCCTGCCCCCGAAGGTTGACCTGCGACCCCTGTGCCCGCCGGTCTATGACCAGGGGGACCTCGGAAGCTGCACAGGCAACGCAATCGCAGCAGCGTTCGCGTTCGCGAAGAAGAAGGAGGCTCCCAAGGCTCCCTTCATGACCCCCTCCCGCCTGTTCGTCTACTACAACGAGCGGGTCATGGAGCACACGGTCTCTCAGGACGCGGGGGCTCAGATCCGCGACGGAATCAAGAGCGTCGCCAAGCAGGGCGTCTGCTCCGAGAGCACCTGGCCCTACGTCCCCAAGGACTTCAAGAAGAAGCCCCCGAAGGCGGCCTACTCGGAGGCGCTCCTGAACCAGGCGCTCAGCTACGAGCGGGTGCTGCAATCGCTCGTGCAAATGCGGGTGTGCCTGGCCTCGGGGTTCCCGTTCGTCTTCGGCTTCTCAGTCTACGAGGGGTTCGAGAGCGACGCGGTCGCCAAGACAGGGAAGCTCATGCTGCCTGGCCCGAATGAGGCGGCTCTCGGTGGTCATGCTGTGCTCTGCGTGGGGTACAACGACGCCCAGCAGAGGTTCCTCGTCCGCAACTCCTGGGGCGCGGGCTGGGCTCGGAAGGGCTACTTCACAATGCCCTACGAGTACCTCCTGACCTCGAACCTGTCCGACGACCTCTGGACGATCCGCACTGTGGAGTGAGGCATGGAACTCTGGAACCAACTGTTCTCGTCACCGACCATTCTCATTGCCGCTCTTCTGATCGGCACTCTCGGGGAGGTCGTGAAGCGCGCCGTGGACTCGAAGGAGATCGAGCAACGGATCGCCGACTTTCATGCGGACCCCAAGTCCGGTCCGCAGCCTGTTCTGTGGCAACGGGTCTTCTACTACACGCTCCCGGCCCACTCAGTCCTCATGGGGGTCGCACTCGGATTCGTGCCGTGGCTCCCCGCTGTGGCGGCTCTTGAGCGCCCAGGGTACGAACTGGCCGCCCGTCTTGGCACCTACACCATGGCAGGGATCTTCTGCAAGATCGGGTATGACCTGATCATTTCGACCGCGAAGCGCGCCCTCAAGAAGAACCTGTCGAGCAGCAGCCGCTCCACCCCGCCTCCTCCTCCTGCTCCGGCAGACGGCGGAAACGGCTGATGCGCCGCCCCTCGGCGGCTAGCCTATGGACTCGGGACGTAGAGTAAGCGAGCGATGAGAATCTACGCGGACATTTCTCGACTTCCGAACGTCGGTCCCGAACTGGCCTCGGTGATCATTCAGGTGGCCCCTACCCCTCCGGTAGGAAGCGCACCTGTTCCGGTCAACGGGAAGTTCTACGTGGACCTGCCCGAAGGCGTTGCTCCTCCTCGGATTGACCTGGGGTCGAAGCTGCTTGGCCCTGCCCCGGCCAACGTCGTCCCAGCGATCTTCGCCGGGCTCCTCGCGAAGTACTCCAAGTACAGCTTCGTCCAATACAACGCCCTGCTCACGTCAGCCGACGTGGCGGCCCTTGACCTCGCAGCGACATTCCCGGCGAGCGCAGGTCCGCCGCCCCTCTCGTGGGCTACGCGGGCTCAGGTGGGCCGTGGGGCCGGTCCTGACGCGGGCCTGGCCCCCAACTCGGTCGCGGTCCTTCCGCAGAACAACACGACCTCCCCGGCTCGCCCTGGGCTGCTCGTCACCGACACGATCGACATTTCGGCGGACATTCCCGCCGGGACCACCGAGTTCCTCGTCTACTGGAAGATCCACGAGTACGTCGTCACGGCGGACGTGCTCGACTACGACAGCCCGACTCCTGGGGCGAACGAGGCTGCCCTCAAGCAACTCGTCGAGGTGGATCAGTCCCCCGTTGACTTTGCGGTCTATCTCTCGGCCAATGACGGTGGGGGGTACTCTCCTGTGGGCCGCCTGATTCCGTGTGCGGTCTGTGACCCAGGCACGAAGATCCGACTCGCCTTCGTGAACACCTCCACCACCAAGCGTTACGTCGCGTCCTACGCGCTGCTCTACTGAGGCGAAGACTCATGGCTGAGAATTGGGGACCAGGCGTCTCTCGAACACTCTCTGCGCTCGCACGGCAGTTCACTGCTGTCGTGTGGCAGGCTGACAAGCCGCCGCTGGACTCCGAACTCAATCTGATGAGCCAGATTGATTGGGAGAGCCTGTCGAGCGTGGTGCGTTCGCAGGTCCACTCGGGGTTCTTCCTGGACCCGACCCGCGCTCGGGAGGACTACGAGGTCGATCCCCTCTGGACCAACCAGTTCGCAATCGGCGTCCCAGCGGTGGTGAACACCGTCGAGGAGGCTGAGCCGGTCCTGATCGCAGCGGTCAACGGCTGGGTCTTCCCGATCGCGGGTACGCAGATCGATTCGGTCAAGAACCGGATCGCCCTCTACCCTCCCCCGACGACTGATACCCGGACGGACCTCGTGTTCCTGGAGGTCTGGCGGACGATCATTGCGCCCAACCCGTCCACGGCCAACAAGCCCACGGCGGCGACGATCTGGAAGTACGGCAACGTCGAGTACGGCGGCACCAACGTCACCGACGACCTCGAAGACCCGTCGATCGGGTTCGCGACGACCGAGCGGGTTCAGCTTCAGTACCGGATCCGAGTCGTGGGTTCGGGCGATGGCCTCGGCACGAGCGTGGACCTCGCCAACTACCCCGACGGGATCGACGACCCACAGGTCCGGGCTCAGGGCACGGCAGCCTCTCCGGTGCCTGCATTCACGTTCTCAAATATGCGCCAGGAGCTTGGGGACCCCTCGCTGTGGCGTGCGGGCGACGGCGACTACCTGAACGCTCTCGGCACGATCGACGGCTACGTCTACGCGGTTCCGATCTGCGGGATTTTCCGCCGGAATGCAAGCCCGTTCGTTGCGGTGACAAGCTCTGGCAACCCCAATCAGAACGGCGCTACGGAGCGCACCCCTGGTTCGAGGTCACTGCCCGACCCACGCAACGGCGCACGGGCGCTCGCCCAGGCTGTTCTCGCGGCGGACGTGACCAGCACGCAGACAGGTCCGATCGTCCTCACCGACCTGGTCAACTCGGCTCTGGCTGACCCAGACCTCTTCCCGGTCGGCGTCACGACTCGGTTCCTGGTCCTCGGGTCTGGGATCGACCGAGAGATCATTGCCTTCACCGGTACGGACCTGGTCAGCACGATCTACGTCCCGACCCCGGTTCCTGGTGTGACCTCGGGGCGAGGCCGCAACGGGACCATGGCCCGCCCGCACCTCGCAGGTACGGCGGTCGTCCTCTACGACTCACGCCCGGACGGGTTCTACGCGGACCAGATCGTCCGTGACGACCTCGTGGACCTTCGGCGTGCGGTGAACTTCGGGGATTGGGACTACACCCGGATCCTCCAGCACGCCGTCGCGTCGATCGCTCAGGGTGGCCTCAAGACCACCTTCAAGCAGGCGGGCACCGGGGCGGACACCTTCGGCGTCGTGACGACGGAGGTTTCGTACCTCTGGGGCGTCAACACGACTCCTCCGCCGAATCACACGGAGCAGATCGACGGCCCGGACGGTATCCGGACGATCTGGTCAGACTCGGCTGCGCTTCAGCCGGACGTGACGTTCATGGTGGACCCGAACGCCCCGACGACCAATGGCTTCGCCGACACGACGTTCTCGTCGAGCGTCGTCGCAAGCTGGGCCGTGGGCGCGGACTTCCAGCCCAGCGGATTCCTGAACAACCCCACGACGGACGGCTGGACCAACGGCTCGGTGATCTTGGTCCACCTCGGAGGCTCCTCGGGCACCGACGGGGCTCGGGCAGGGTTCCCACAGTCCCCCAATCCTCTGGCGGTCCGCCAGGTGTCCCCGGCGGAAATGTGGCTGTCGGACGGCTCAGTGAACCTGGGCGAGCAGCACCCGTGGAAGCTCCGCTTCGAGGGTGGGCCGACGGCTGCTACCCCGGTTCTTCCGGCTACGACCCCGGTCGCCAATGCGTTCAGCGCAGCACGGATCACCAGCCCCGCCGTGACAGGTGAGCCCCTGGTCGAGCACCCCGGCCCAATGTACCCGCTGCGAGAGCAGAACTTCGAGCGGCCTTTCATTGTCCTCGGGGGCGTCCTCAATCAGGCGCTCGCCTACACGGCGATCCCCTCCACCTCGACGAACTTCGTCAACCCGATCAGCCCCGACACCCGGTATCAGATCCGGGTCCCCGGCCTGAACTTCAACACGTTCACCCTGCCGCTTCTTCGTGGTGAGAAGACGCTGCGGGAAATGCTCACGGACGGGAACCGCGACCGCACGGGCGCTTCGTCCCAGGTCTACGTCGTCGTCTACGGGAACGCCCTCTCCAAGGACAACAACGGAGCCTTCAAGGTCGTCGGAGCCGGTACAGCCGCAGCCTCGGGCGGGGCGTACACGGACCTGCTCGCCGACGCCGCAGACCAAATGGTCGTGCTGCCCCTCTCGGCGGACTTCGCGGCCTTCACTCACGACCCCACTCAGACGGTCGTCCTGGAGTTCCGCTCCCAGACGATCAACGCTGAGGACGACAAGGGGCGCGTCAGCGGTCCTGCGGGCGTCGCGCTCGTGTTCACGGACCTGGCAAGCACCGTGGGTGGCAGTGGCAGCCCCTGGAACGCGGCGAACACCGGCACGTTGGCGGTTCAGCAGACGGGCCTCCCGGCGAAGCTCATTCCGGTCAACAGCAAGGCTGTGATCACCTCGACGCTCCTGTGGAGCCCGAACCGTGGTGCCAGCACACGGGTGCCGAGCAAAATGGTCCGGTTCTCGGCGAGGGCTTCCGCTGCGACGTTCCTCAGGAACGTGCCCTCGGTGATCGACCCTGAGTTCTCGACACTCGCCCCGTACCCGGCTGGGGAGCGCGAGTACGACGGCACCCACGTCCAGTTGTGGAACCGTCTCCCCTCGCTCGGGGAGTTCGCGCCGAACGCGCCGTCCTACGGTGGGCTCGTCGTGGGTCGCTCGGAGCAGGACCGGGAGCATGAACTGTTCTTCGACATGGGCTCGAAGAGCGTTCTGTTCCGCCCCTTCATTCTGAAGAACATGACGTTCAAGGCGCTGACGACGGGGGCAAGTCCCTCGCTCCTCGGCCCTGTGACGTACACCGACGCGGCACTCAAGGACGGTGCGGGGATCTTCACGACGGGCCTGCAAATGGGCTTCCCGGTTCCGCCGGAGTTCATGCCCCGCTTCGGTCGCCAGGACATTCCGTACCACCTCCGCACGAGCACGGTCGATCCCTTCATGCCTGGGATCAACCACCTCTTCTGCGACGAGACAGACGACACCGCAGAGGTCTTCTGGATCGTCGGCGGCGAGGACAACAGCGGCTCTCCTGCGGCCAACAGGGTCAACCCGATCCTCTTCACGACCGACGTGGCGACGATCCCCTACGGGCACCGTGGGTCCATGGGCGCACCGCACCCGGCCTACGGCGGTCGCAAGCAGTTCTACACGGACGTGGTCTCCTCGGACCTCGGAGTCGGCCTGCACGGGATCGAACTCCCCCCGTACCTCGGAGTCGCCCGCCTCTACGGCGTCTACGAGAAGGCGGACTTCCTCGCCAAGCTCGACCCCTCGTATATCGGCGGGTTCCAGGCTGACCGGCTCACCCCGATCGTCAACCCTCCGGTCAATCTCCTCCGGACCGGAGCCACGCAGCAGACGCTGTTCATTCGCCAGGGCGGCGGCAACGACGTGACGGGCACCTCGAACGCCCACACCTACCTGGTGCCGGACTCAGCGATCGACATTTCTCTCATTCCCACCTTCCTCAGCGGCAACACCTTCACGAGCTTCGACTACGTCGTCGAGTGCGTGGTGTTCGGCTTCGGTGAGGGTTGGATCAACCAGAACAACTTCGTCCTCGCTCGCCGCAACACGGGCACAGGCGCGGACGTTACTGACGGCAGCAACCCCGAACTGACCGACGTGAGCACGGTCCTTCCCTGTGCTGCACCTCGTGGTGACGCCCTCTATCAGGCATACGAGCGGACGGTCTACCAGGGCGACCCCTACATGACCCGCGACGGCTCGACGATCCAGGTCGCCGACTACAAGAGCCGCTACGGTCAGGTGCTCCAGTCGGACGCCTACCAGTTGGCGACGCCGATCGAGCAGTTCGACCCGACCACTGGCCTCATGAACGTGGAGCGTCCCAATCCCAGGGCGCTTCAGGTCGTGGCCTCCATGGACTTCTACACGACGATCGGCACCGGCAAGGTCGGCGGTCTCATGTGGGCCGGGACGCAGCTTGACGCTGGGTACCTCGACAACTCGACGGCAGGAGCCCTCGACCGGATCCCCGCCTCGTCCTCGTCCCTCCCGTGGCGGGTGAACCCCCGTGCTTTCACGGAAGGCCAACTCTCGAACACGTCCCGTGGGTCAGCCAGCATTCAGTTCTCGAATGCCAATCTGATCAACGGGGTCACCGCCACTCTGTATGTGACCCTGACACGGCCCGACGGGGTCGCCGTCACGTTCACTGGGGCGCTCGCTCCGGGCGTCGGGCTCTTCTTCGGGTCGAACACCCTCGACCTCGCTGCGAGCCTCGTCCAGGAGATCAACGCGAACGACACGCTGAGCCACACCATGGCGGCTCTTGCGCTCGGGGACCGAGTCGTCGTCGTGGCGAAGGACGTGGGCACAGCCGGGAACGGCTCGACCCTCACACTCGGATACGCGACGGCTCCTGTTCCGTTCGTTCCGGCCAACCAGGCTGCACAGATCCTCGACGGGTCTGGCCTCGGGGTCTACCCGTCGAGCAACGCCCACCCGGTAGGCGCTGTCGTGACTGCGGCACCGCTGGCTGGCGGGGTCAACATTCCGGTCAACGGTGGCACGGGCAACTCCGCAATCTCGATCGTCGGCATGACCGAGCGTCTCCCGCTTGGGATCCTCGTCAGCGACTCGGACTTCATTTCGGAGAACCCGCTCGGGGACAACGCCTCCGCCATGCGGACGTACCCCGGTGGGATCCGCCCCGTGTACTCGAACCTCCCGCTCACGAGCGGTGGCTCCGAGTACACGCGGTTCCTGAACGACCCAGGCTCGCTCCTCTCCATGAGCGACGGCGGTGTCCTCCTCTACACCCCGTACACGTCGAGCACTCCGGCGGGCTCGAAGAAGTTCCGTATCTTCCGTGGTGGCGGTGCGCAGTTCGTGCTGTCGGGCACGGCTCCTGGCGGCCCCGTGGATTGGGTGAGCGACTCGTTCCCTGCGAGCCTCAAGCCCGTCCTCAAGGGCGCAGCCCTCGCCTGCAAGGCGCTCCTCGTCCGCAACTTCCACGAGGAGGCGTTCTCCGGGGCGGCTCCCAATCGGGTGCGGTCTGAGGGTGACGAGCTTCAACTCGTGATCCTCACACAGGCCGTCTACGGCAACGGGAACACCCAATCTGACGGCGTGACCCTCTCGGGTCAGATCTCTCCGACCGGCTACGGTGAGGGCTACTCGGCGTCCGACCGGTATCTGCTTGAGGGTCGTCCCATGGACAGGGGCCGGACGCGCACGACACCTGACCCGGCACTCCAACCTGCGCCGTACTTCAAGTAGCCTAGTCAGACCCATGTGGGGCAAGTAGCTCAGTGCCCTGGAAACTGAGACCTGAGAGAAACACCATGACCCTCCGCTCCAAGCTCATTCGCTTGGCTCACCAGAACCCGGATCTCCGGCCCCACCTCCTCCCGCTGCTCAAGCAGGCGGCAGGGGAAGTGAACGTCCCTGGACTCCATATCCTGGGCAACGCTGTGGTGTCTGGTAAGGGCAAGGTGCTCATGCGAGCCCAGGCACTCGGCAATGCCCAGGTGACTGGGGAGTCAAAGGTGTTTGGCCGCGCCCAGGTGTCTGGCAATGCCAAGCTGACAGGCAAGGCTAGGGTGTATGACAACGCCCAGGTGGCTGACAACGCCCATGTGGGAGGTGACGCCCATGTGCATGGCAAGGCCAAGGTGTTTGGCACCTCTGAAGTGTATGGTAGTACCAGTATCTCAGGCACCGCCGGGATCCTCGGTGGCAAGTGGGACGGGTCTGAGGGGCCTATCACTTCTGGCCAGTGGAAGGCTCCGGGCGTTCCCGCCTGATCAACCAATGGCTCGTAGTGTTCTGACTGGAGTGACCTGAATGGATCCCAATGCTCTCCCACCCACTGACGGCCTCATGGCTGCTATCCAACAGCAGCACTGGCCGATCGTCGCCGGGTTCCTGATCACCTTCCTTGTCTACGGGGCGAATCACGCTGGCCTTCAGGCGAAGGTCGGCGCGAAGTGGATTCCCCGAATCGCAATCGGGCTCGGAGTCCTCTCCGCAATCGCAGCCCAGCTTCTTCTCGGGATCTCCTGGCAGGAGGCACTCAGCAAGGGCTTCCTGGCAGGAGCCACGGCCACGGGCCTCTGGGAGGTCCTGCTGAAGGACCTGCTCCCCAAGATCCCCGACAAGACCGTCGCTGCCGTCGTCGAAGCCGTCGAGGCTGTCGTCTCGAAGGCGACTCTGAAGACCGCCAAGCCTGCTGACTCAGAGGCCGCCGCAACGACCGTCAAGGCCAAGAAGAAGCCCGGCCCCAAGCCTGGCACCAAGAAGGTCAAGGCGGAAGCTGTGGTCGCCCCGGCTGCTCCGGCAGAGGTCCCTGCGGCTCCGGTGGTTGCAGAGGAGCCCAAGGCACCTGAAGCTGCTGCTGAGGTTCCCGCCAGTCCGCCCGTCGAGCCGAAGCCCTAGCCAATCTGAGTGCCGCCTCTGCGAAGGGGTAACCTACCCATGCAATGGCGGCAGAGCCTTCAGGAGGACCGTGGTCGGATCTGGACCGACTACGTCTCCGACTGCGAGAAGTGGCGGGTGGAGCAGGGCCACTCGGTAGAGCCTGACGAGGTCTGGGCGCTGTTCAGCATGGAGTCCGGCAAGAGGAAGTGGACCTCCTCTCACCGGACTCTTGCTGAGGCGAAGGCCGCAGCCGAGGCTCAGAACAGTTCGTAGGCGCGGTTCCCGTTCAGGTCGAGGATCCTGTACTGGTGGAGCTTGTCGCCGACGATCTTGAGTTGCGGCCCGCTCAGTCGGCGGCCTTGGGAGACGTACTTCTGGGCAATGTCCTGGGCGAAGGTCATGACCCACTCGTCGTTGGCGCGCTTTGCCGCGACCCAGAGCCTGCGGAGCGCGTCGAGCCGAAGCTCACGAGTCTCGTCCACCTCACCCACAGGGTCAGGAGCCTTCGGGTTCGGCTCGATCTTCTGCGGGTCTGGCACCTTCACCGGGCGCTTGGACTCCTCCAGAATGAAGTCCCGCTCGCGGGGCATGAGCACGCCGCCCTGCTCGATCTTCCGGTGGTAGGCGAGCAGTTCGTTGTCGTTCTTCCAGCCGGGGATCTTCTCGATCAGATTGAGCAGGTCGATCTTGTACTTCTCGCGGTCCTCGATCACCGAGATCGCGTCGTAGAAGTCCGAAGACGACAGGTACGCCTTCTTCATGGTCTCGACGCCAGCGGCCCAGGTCTTCTTCCAGCCGATCGTGCGCTTGAAGTGGCCTTGGCCCTGAGCCTTCTTGTTGAGCGTCCTGCCGGTCACGGTGCTGACGAGGGCAAGCTGCATTGAGGCTCGACCGACGGCCATTGCGTCGTCCGCAGAGCCGATCGTGCTGGAGAGCTTCACGGCGACTGAGGGTGAGAGGGCGAGCAGGTAGACACCCGCAAAGCGGGGGTCACGCGACCACTTCCCACGGTAGCCGATCGAGTCGAGCCACCCCTCCAGTTCCTCACGACCGATCTGAACGTAGGTGGCTGCTGCCGTCACGGTTCCCATGTCAGTTCTCCTCCTGGGGAGACGCGAGGCGACCCCACTGAGCCTCTAGTTCTTCGGGCGGTGGCTCCTCCTGAGCCATGTGCTCGAACTGTGCGATCTTGGACAGGGGGATCAGGAAGTCGCTGACGCTCGCCGTCCTGAGGTAGTTGGCGAAGGACGCGGCCCTCTCGCCCTCCTCCACTCCACCCTCCTCCACTCCGCCCTCCCCAGCCTCTGCCATGCCCTCTTCCTCGACGGTGCCGACGAGAGGGATACACGACTCGGACATGAACACGCTGGGCGACACGTCCTTGTCGTTCACGATCTGGGGCTCCAGGATCGTGACCTTCTGCCGACCCCGTGTGAGGGCGACGTAGGCGAGGCGGCGCTCGGATTCCATCATCTTTGGGTCCTCCATGGACCGCTTGTGCGGGAACCCGCCGTCCCACATGGGAATGAAGAGGTTCTCGACCTCCAAGCCCTTCCAGCCGTGGACGGTTCCAAGCTGGACCGCGTCAGGCCGCTCGGAGGGCTTGGGCTCGGTCTTGCCCTTCTCGAACTTCTTCGGGACGTTCCGCTTGTTGGCTTCGACGAGCGTGGTGATGTAGTCCGTGAACTGAATCGCCAGGGGGAACTTCTTGGCGGCCTTCAGGAGCGGATTGATCGGAGCCATTGCGTAGCTCGCGAGCATTTCCGGGGTGATCTTCCCGTCCCCCTCGTCCGCGATCATTTGCACTTCCGACATGGCCTCTGCGTCGTCCATGAGGCTGGCCGACAGGGAGTCCACGAGGGTGTCGCCGTCGGGTCCCTTGAAGTTGATAATGAAGTTGATCAGGTCGGTGGCGGACCCGGACCCGACCTTGGTGACCTCCTCCAGGTAGTCGGCATACGCCTGGAGCTTGTCCACCATTTCGCTCCGGAAGTAGACCTTCTTGGCCCCCTTCTTGTTGACGAGGAAGTCGTAGTAGTCGGTGACCTTCAACTCGTCCAGCTTCCCACCGAGCTTCGGGCCGTTGATCCCGAAGTCGGGGGCCTTCACGCCGTCGAGGACGCCCTTGTTCCGGGCCTGAACGCTGTCAGTCCGCAGGGTCGTGAAGAGGCCAATGATCGGCCCAATCGCCGGGCCGCCGAGGAAGTTCTTCTTGGCCCGGAAGGGGATCCCCTCCTCGATCATCTTCATTGCGAAGGCGAACAGTTCCTTGTTCGTGCGGACAGCGAGGCCGTAGTTCGAGTAGAACTTCCCCGTCTTCCCAGCCTGCCTGACCTCTTCGAGGTCGGCGAGGATCCCGTCAGTCAGCGACGAGGCCGCTGCGTCGAGGTCGCGCACGGAGAGGCGCTGGATTGAACCCTCGCCCTCCTTGGGGTTCGACTTGCAGGTCATGGGGATCTGCTTCGCATTGTGGGCGATCAGCTTGTTCGCTGCGTCCACGATCGCGTTGCCCGACCGGAAGTTCGTGTCGAGGAGCTTCGTGGTGAAGCCCTCGCCGCCTGGGACGAGGTTGGACTTCTCGATGAACCGGTCTGGGTCAGCGGCTCTGAACTCGTAGATCGCCTGCTTGTCGTCGCCAATGAAGGCGAACGTGTCGGCGGACATCTTCCCGCTCGCCCTGGGCTTCAGGGTCTGCGGGTCGAGGTAGCCAGCGACGAGGCCAATGAACAGGTGCTGCGCGGCGTTGAGGTCCTGCGCCTCGTCCACGAGAATACACTTGTACTGCTTCTGGTACTTGTTGAGCAGGGCCGGGCTCTCAATCAGTTCCCGCGTGGGCTGAATGAGCATATCGTCGAAGTCGAGGGCTCCCTTGATTTGGGGGATATTCCCCTTGAGCCACTCGTAGGCACCGTAGACGGCAGAGAAGATCTTCTGCCTCTCCTGGCTCTCCGCTGCCCCCAGGTCGTTGCCCTCGTCGTCCTCGCCCACGGCTGTCTCGGGGGCCTTCTGGCTGTCCATGAAGATCGAGCCAGGGGCCTTGAGGCTGTTCTTGTTGAACGAGGTGAACTTGGTGAACTCGCCGATCGGAATGTCCTTCCGCTCGCCGTCCTGGTCCTCGACGGTGAAGTCGTCGTCGGACGCCCCAATGTTGAACCACTGACCGGCGGGGTTGTGGATCCAGTACTTGTACGGGGAGTCGGCGAAGTCGAGTACCTTCTGCTTCCTCGCCAGCGCCTTCTTCACTCCGCTCTCAGACACCCCGTTCTCGGCGGCAGTCTTGACGAGGACGTTCCGACGGGTCAGCCCGGCGGCTATGAGGGGGTGGGTAATGATCCCTTCGAGGACCTGCTTCTCGTTGGGCGCAAGCGTGCTCGGGTCCTGCGTGAACATGGACTGAAGCGCCTTCAGCGCGTTCTCGGCCTTGTCCGCCCCGACGGCTGCGCGGAGTTCTGCGGTGGCCTTCTCCACGGTGGTCCCGCGTGTGTTCCAGCCCTTGAACCGACGGGGTTGACGCCACTTGGGGTCTGCGTCTGCGAAGTTGAGCTTCGAGCCGTCGATCCGCAGGTTGGAGAGAATGTCCCAGAAGTTGTCGAGGCCCGGACCGAAGACCTCGATCCAGTAACCGGAGCCAGCCTGGGTGACCTTGACCTTCGGGATCGACGACAGGAAGTCGTTGAGGGTGTCGATCGCGGCACCCACGAGGGTCTTGAAGCGCCCCTCCTCCTGGAGGAAGAAGTCGAGCGGGCTCTTGGCCTCGACAGGGTTCTGCACCGGGGACTGCGTCTCGATTGCCGGGTTCTGGCGATCCTCCGGAGCACGCTCAGGCTCCTCGATCTGCTTGGCGCTCGGTGCGGCGTTCGGGAAGAACGACATGGCCTCCTTCGGAGGCAGCGGGGGCTGTCCGGCCCCCGCTTGCATTTTCACCTGGGCGATTGCAACCCGCATGAGGTTGGAAATGTCCCCGTCCTTGAGCACGTCGCCGCCCCCGCGCTTGCTCTCGCGCAGGATCGTGAAGCCGACCGAGTGGGTCGTTCCGATACCGGGCATCTTGTCGAGGTCAGGGATCGGGAAGCCGATCTCCCCGGCGTACCGGGCGATCCGCTCCTTGAGTTCCTCTGCGCTGTCCTTCGTGAAGCTCATGGCCATGACGTTGGACATTGACAACCCGAGGTCCTGGACGTGGTGGATCACCTTGCCCGCGAGGACGCGGGTCTTGCCCGAGCCTGCACCAGCGGCGATCACGCACTTCCCACGCACGAGCATTGCGTCCTCCTGCTCGGGGGTCATTCCGAGGTGGGCGCTGATCTTCGTCGTGTGGTTCCCCTTCTCCCCGATCTGGGCGAGCTTGGAGGCCGCGTGAGCCTTGACCGAGGCCGGGTCCTTCGACCGCTCAGCGACACGGGAGACCTTCTCCAGCAGGTCGGCGTTCTCCTCCGTGGCTTCGGCGGCTGCCGGGTCGGTCGGGTCGAGAGAGTCGAGCCTCCGAGTGTTCTTGGCGACCCGGTCGAGGATCATGTCGGCGGACACCACGTCCACGGCCACCTCCTCGATCTCCGAGACAGGGTTGCCGCAGATTGCAGTCGCCTCTTGGGTCCACCGCTTGAGGAGGGAGAGCTTGCCAGACGCCATGCGGATTCCGGCGAGCTTGAACAGGCGCGGAAGCGGGTCCGTGACCCCGGCTGCCTGGCAGATCCGAACCGCCTGTGAGGCGTCCTCATTGAACACGTCGCGCAGGACGTTCGAGTGAGACTTCATTCGCGGGAGGAGGAACTCCAGGAAGTCCGCACGGAGGTTGTAGGCGGGGTACGCTGCCCCTCGAAGGGACATATCGATCCGCGTCTTCACCCGGAGCTTCGCCTTCTCGGCGGCGTCCCGGAGGAGCGAGTCAATCCCCGCGTCCACCGACGAGGCCACGCGACGAAGGGCGGCGTCACCGTCTCCCCGGTGCTTCTTGAGCCGCTCCAGGTCCACGCCTGGCAGCATGAGCGGGTCGTCCCCCAGGACGGCAAGGATCTGGTCCACCGAGGCGACCGCCAGGTAGTAGGCGGCCATGTCCAGGAAATCGGGGGCAAGGACTTGATCAGACATTGAGGAGACTCCCACAGGTGGACGGCTATCCTAGCCGTCCTATCGCGTAACTATGGCAGAAGGCCATGCCCTACCGTACACCCTCACCACCACCCGCCCCGGAGACACCCAAAGGGCTCGGAGCCGACTTCTGGAGCGGGTCCAACGGGTCCTCAGAGACCCGTGCAGCCATGGCTGCCGACAGCCAAATCATTGCGGGTCTGAAGAAACTGGTTCGCCAGTGGTACAAGACCACGCAGAACAAGTACCCGAAGGACTACCACGTCATTTTCCACGACCTCAACCTGGCCACGCTCGGCAAGGCCGAGTTCATTCGGGTGGGGGGCAAGTCCAAGTACCTCCTGGGGGTGCTCACCGCGACAGCCAGGGAGGAGGGGCTGCTCGAAATCGTCGGGAAGCTGTTCGACCAATCCACGGGCAGCAAGCTGGAAATGGTGAAGTACACGCGGGAGTCCGCCGTCCGGTGGATCGAGAACGACCCGCAGGTCCGGCAGATCCTGGACGCCTCCTTCGCTGCGAACGTGAGCAAGCTCGACAAGTACCTGCTCGCCAAGTACCCGAACGTGCAGCCGAAGGACGTAATGGAGGCGGTCTACTTCAGGGCGGTCGCGAGGTACGAAATGCAGACGTTCGACTCGCCCGCCCTCGCCCACGACCTCTACAAGTACCTCTTCGACTGACCGGTAAGGTCGGGAACCCACCCATGATTATCTGCTACACAGGCGAGACGCCCCCGGACTCGTTCGAGAGTTCAATCTTCCTGGCCGGACCGTCCCCCAGGAGCGAGACCGACCCGAACTGGCGGCCCGAGGCCCTGGAGTGGTTGGAAGATCTCGGCTTCGAGGGCGTCGTCTTCGCCCCAATCTACCGGGGCAAGCCCACCGTCCCCTTCGACTACGACAAGCAGGTCGAGTGGGAGAGGAAGTGGCTCAACGCCTCCGACCTGATCGTGTTCTGGATCCCCCGCGACCTGAAGAAGCTCCCCGGCTTCACGACGAACGTGGAGTACGGAATGTGGCTGCGGTCGGGGAAGGTTCTTCTCGGGAGCCCTGAGGGGACCGAGAAAATGCAGTACCTGGAGTGGTGGGCGGACCAGGAGGGTGTCCCTGGCTACAACGACCTGTACACGCTCCTCGAAGACGCGGTGGAGAAGCTCGGGGCTGGGGCGACCCGGTCGGGCGGCGAGCGTGAGGTGCCGCTCCACCTGTGGTCGAAGCCCGAGTTCCAGACCTGGCTCTCCCTTCAGAAGGCCCAGGGGAATCGTCTCGACGGGGCTCAGGTCGTCTGGACCTTCAGGGTCGGCAAGAACAAGGAGACGACGTTCCTGTGGGCGCTCCACGTTGACGTGTGGATCGCGTCCGAGAAGCGGTCCAAGACGAATGAGGTCGTCCTCTTCCGCCCCGACATTTCCTCAATCGTCGTCTACTGCCGCCCCCCCGATCGAGCGGGTTGGGACTGGCTGCTCGACACGGAGATCGTCCTGGTGGAGGAGTTCCGGTCGCCCGTGGCAAACAACCTGGGCATGGTCCGCGAGGTGCCGGGCGGTTCTTCCACGAAGCCAGGTATCGACCCTGGCACCCTCGCCGCGAAGGAACTGGAAGAGGAGACGGGCCTCGCGATCTCCGAGGACCGCTTCAAGTTCGTCGGGTGGAGGCAGGTCGCCTCGACGCTCTCGGCTCACCGGGCACACGTCTACGCCGTCGAACTGACGCCCGAGGAAATGCTCGCGCTCCGGTGGGACGACCAGGCTCACGGGAACCACGACGAGACGGAGTACACGTTCACCCGTGTCCTGACGGTCGTGGACCTGCTGGGGGACCAGTCAATGGACTGGGCCAATCTGGGAATGCTCCTTCAGGCGCTTTTGACAGCCCCGGACAACCTCTGAGGGGCGTAAGAAGCCTCGATGACCCAGGCAACGCCACCCCCCGACCCGACGCTTGCCGCAACGGTCTACGAGAAGCTGAAAGGGATCCGAGCCAAGAAGGACCTGACGGCTCGTCCAACCAAGCACCTCCGTCAGACCTTCACGGCTCTCGACGGAACCGACCGACCTCTCAAGCTCCGCTACTACCAGGTCCAGGGGGTCATGCACCTCCTCGCCATGAAGCGGTTCCTGCTCGGTGACGACACAGGGCTCGGCAAGACCCTGGAGAGCATTGCAGCCCTCTGCTACCTGTGGGAGCGAGCGCCCAATCTCAAGGTGATCATTCTCACCACCAAGTCCGCCCTGGAGCAGTGGCGGAGTGAGTTCTCGAACTTCACGACCGGGGTGCAGGTCTTCGTCTCCAGGGGAACGCCTGCGCAGCGTCGCAGAGCCCGCAGTGAGTACGAGAGCGCCACCGGACCTGCCGTGCTCGTCATGGGCTACCGGTCTGCGGTCCAGGACTTCTCCGACATTCAGGACTGGTCCGGCTACGTCTTCATTACCGACGAGGCGACTGCGTACAAGAACAACACCACCCAGGTCCACCAGGTCTGCCGCCACCTCGCGTCGAAGGCGGACCGGACGTGGGCGCTCACTGCCACCCTGATCAAGAACAGCCTGATCGAGGGTTGGGGTATCTATCAGGTCGTCGCGCCGGGGCTGTTCGGGAACAAGAACAACTTCCTCAACGAGTACTGCATTACCCGTATGCAGACGCTCCCCGGCAGCCGCCGACAGGTGCCAATCATTGTCGGCTACCGAGAGCGGGACGTGGTGGCGTTCAGGGACAAGATCGACCCGTTCTTCCTGGGCCGACCGAAGTTCGAGGTCGCCTCTGAGCTACCGCCGCTCGTGACGAGGCACGTCAAGTGCTCACTCACGAAGTTCCAGCAGGAGAAGTACGCTGAGGCGCTCGCGGGCCTCCTCGAAGTCGGCAAGGACGACCAGGTCGAGGAGAAGGAGGTCACGAAGCTCACCGCCGTGACCTACTGCCAGCAGATCGTGAACCACCCCGAGTTGATCGGGTGTGAGGGCGACTCGGACAAGCTCGACACCCTCCTCGACCTGCTGACCGACGGGGAACTCGCCGAGGAGAAGGTGATCGTCTTCACGCGGTTCCGGAAAATGGTGGACCTCATGCTCCCGGTCCTCGCGAAGGCCGGGGTCCATGCAACCCGTATCACGGGCGCAGAGGACGAGAGGGACCGCAAGAAAGCCCAGGACGCCTTCCAAGACCCGAACTCGAAGATCCGGGTGGTGTGTATCACGACCGCTGCGTCGGAGGCGATCAATCTCCAGGCCGCCAAGGCGATTATCTTCTATGACACCCCCTGGTCGGCGGGGGACTACCTTCAGCTTCTTGGGCGTATGATCCGAATCGGCAGCACCCACGACCGCTGCTACGCCCTGCACCTCGTAGCAGAAGGCACAATCGACGACCGGGTGACGAAGGTCATGGGGACGAAAATGGGGCTCGTCGAGAAGGTGCTGGGGAAGCGTATCAAGGGAGAGGCGGACACTGACGTGGTGGTATCTGTCGAGAATGACCTGTCCGACCTGTTCAACGCCCTCGTCCAGGACGCGAAGAAGGGCCGCCCTTGACCTCCGAGGCCGAGGTCAAAGTCTGCCCGCGTTGCTACGGGCGAGGCGCAATCGACCTGGTGGAGACGCACTACGGCGTCCCCATGACGCGCCCGTGCGAGTGTGTGCTTGCACGGGACACCCTCAAGAACCTCAATCGTGCCTGGCGTGGTCTGTCAGACGCCCCACGGATTGCAGGCTCCCCGCTGGTTGAGCACACCAATCAGTGCGCGTATATCACCGCCTCGACTGACACCTTCAGGGCTCACCTCCGCCATGTGGGCCTCAAGCAGGGTCGGAACTGGTCCTTCTGCGTTGCTTCGGACGCGGAGCTTATCACTGCCTGGCTCGGCTCAGTCGGTCTGTCGGGGAAGGAGATCCTCGACCCGGACGCGGCGAGTGTCTCCATGGAGAAGCTCACCCTCGTGGACCTCGTGGACCCCCCAGACCTCCTGATCATTCGACTCGGCGTGAAGTCGGCGCGGAACGTCGCAATGCCGGAGGTGTTCCTCGAAGCGATCTCCCACCGGGAGCACGTCAGGAAGCCCACCTGGGTTGTCGATCAGCCCATGCAGCAGTTCAACCCCAACCACCTGTGCTACTCGGAAAGCGCGGCGGAGATCCTCTCCCAGTGGGGTCACTTCCCGCTCGACGGGGACCTGCCTGAGCAGCCCGTCAGCATTGTCGAGGTCGGGTTTGCCGGTGCTGACGATCAACCTGTCTCCAGTGGGCTGACACTCTCCGGGGCGGGTCATGCCTCGAACTCAGGAGCACGTCGAGTGGAGCGACCCACTGCACCTGAGAAGCCTCGCAAACGCAGCAAGTTCAAGCGAGACGACTCATGAAGTTCCTGATCCGCTCCACGTTCATTTCGGCCCAATCGGACGACAAGGACCTCACGTTCCGCAACTTCCTGCTCTTCGACGACTCGGGGCTGGGGTTCGACGTTCCAGAGGACGTGACGCTCTGGGACTTCATTCGAGGGTTCTCCCGGACACACAACCACTCCCCCGACGTTCGGACTATCCGGTCACACTTCGAGGCGCTCCGCCAGCCAGAGCCGGTGGACCGGCTGGAAATGATCCTGGGGCTGAAGCCGCTCTACAAGGGCGACTTCATAAAGCGCCTCGAAGAGCGCGCCGAGGACCGGCGTGTCCGCCTCACGAACGACCTTCTGCGTGAGGCTGCGCAGATCGTACAGACGGGCGTCGAGTTCAAGGAGGGCAAGATCTCGAAGCTCCTCCGTGGCCCGGTGGACGCGATCCGATACCTGATCAACAGGTCCCACGACATTGTCACCCCCACCAGCAGCGCCCGCCTCTCGGGCGAAGTGATCGGGGACGGCGAGGACTTCAAGATCGAGTACGACCGGGTGGAGAGCGACCCCATGGCTGGCGTCGGCCAGTTCACCGGGATCCGCCAACTCGACGAGGCGCTTCGGGGCGCGAAGAAGTACGAGCTTTGGACCCACGCTGCGTTCACGGGCGGGCTCAAGAGCACACTCATGTTGAACTGGGCCTACAACCAAGCTGTCTACATGAGGTACGACTCGTGCGTGTTCTCGCTGGAAATGCCGTACAACCAGTGCCGCCGGATCATTTACTCCATGCACGGCCTGCACGGCAAGTTCAAGGACATACGAATCAAGCTCGGCATTCAGAAGGAGTCTGGCCCCACCGTGGGGCTGAACTACGACAGAATGCGGGACGGGGAAATGACCCCGGCGGAGAAGACGTTCCTCTACAGCCATGTGATCCCCGACTTCGAGTCTGGGGGCTACGGCAAGATCCACATTGAGGTCGCCGACCCCGACAAGGACGACTTCACCGTCCTCGACCTCAAGTCGAAGGCCGAACTGATCTACTCGAAGTCCCCCTTCTCGCTCCTGTTCGTGGACCACGCTGGGCTCATGGCCCCGAGGAAGTGGTCCCAGAGCACGACCGAGCGACTCAACGAGGTGATCCGCGACCTGAAGCGCCTCGCAATGAACTTCAATCGCGGCGCAGGGATCGCGGTGGTCGCCCTCTTCCAGATCAGCCGCGAGGGCTTCAAGGCCGCTGAGAAGATTGCAGAGAAGTCGAACGGCACCTTCGGCACTGGCCCCTACAACCTGACCCACCTGAGCTACGCGAACGAGTGCGAGCGAAGCAGCGACGTGGTGACGGCCTCGTTCGTCAATGACGATCTTCGGTCGAATAACCGGGTTCTCTTCCAATGCCTCAAGACAAGGGACAGAGCACCCTTCCAGAACTTCTACTCGCGGGTCGAGTGGGACTGTCGCCGTATCTTGACCTCCGACGAGGTCCCCCTCATGACAGGGAAGACCAGCAACGCCTCACCTGACAAGGTGCAGGACGCCCTGAACGAAATCATTGGAGAAATCTAGGACATGAGCCACAGACAACCGAGGTGGATCTCGTATGACACCTGGGCGTGCTTCAGGCATATCCCAGCGGCCAAGATCCCCGCCACGGCAGCAACTTGCTGGTACTGCGTGGACGAGCGCCCACTGCCTGAGTTCCGGCCACCTCCCCCGGAGAGGGCCTACGGCCAACCCCGTGACCAGATCATGCCGGTCATGAGCGGGGAGACTTGCGCGTGGGAGGGGTGCAAGAACCCGACTACCATGCAGAGCAAGTACTGCTCGCGGAAGTGCTCGAACAACAACGCGAGGGCTCGTGCCGCTGCCCGCAAGGAGCAGGCACCCGACCAGGCTGCGCCAGCGGGGGAACCTGCTGAGTGAGTCGGTCGAAGGACAGGGCGGACCGAATCAAGGCTGAGATCCCCCTCCTGGAGGTCTTGGCCTCCTACGGGTACGCCGTTCACCCTGGTGGGGGTGACAGGGAGCAGCAGTTCTCCTGTGACCTTCACGGCGACGGCACTGACTCAAAGCCGTCGGCACGAGCCTACCCGGACACGAACCAGTGGTACTGCTTCGCGTGCGCGACCAGCCGCGACGCAATCCAGACCGTCCGTGAGAAGGAGGGCCTCGACTTCAGGTCCGCCTGCGACCTGCTGGAGAGGAAGTTCGGTCTGCCCCCGCTCCCCTGGGATCCAGAGGAGGACGAGGCTGGACACCTCGACCTGGAGTCGGTGCTGTCGGTCCCAATCCCGACGGCTTCTGACGCACAGGCGAGGGTTGCGACCCTCCTTCGTGCCATGACCAGGGAACGGTCCCTGCCTCTGACAGAGACCCTCCGGCTGTGGGAGGAGCATGACAAGCTCGCCACCTACCTGGAGAAGGGCTCCGAGGGGCTCCTCGACGAGTTCACTGGGTTGCGTGACCGTCTGATCCGGACCCTCAGGTCTACCAGTGCCGCGTGAACGGACTCGCCGTCACCAGAATCCCAGACCTCTCCTGGGGTGAACCAAAGGTCTGCCGGGCCGTCGGCAACGACCGTGACCCCTGGGGCGTGCTCGTAGTCCTCAAGGAGACGCCCTGGGAGGCGCTCGTTCCGCTCGTCCCGTCGAGGGTCTTCGACCAGGCTCTGAGGGGGCACGCCACGCCACTCATGCGAGTGGTGGGGCCTCCGCCCTCTGCCTTGGCGAGGCGGCTTCCGGTCCTCTACGCGCAGTGCCGGGAGCGGGAGCATTGCGTCAATGCCTCCCCAGCCTGCGTTCCGGGGGAGAAAATGCCTGACTGCTGGGAGGGCGACGGAATCAAGCCAGAAGCGGTGGGGGTAGCGTCACAGGTCGCTCGTCTGTGGCGCGAAGGAATGCTGGTCATAGTCGTCGTCCCAGAGGAGTAAGAGGGTCATGGCCAACGGTATCTTCGAGTTCATGGAGGACATGGCCACCTTGAAGGTGGAGCTTCACAAGTGGATGACCGACGGGTCACACCACTTCGTTCTAGGGACGACCGAGAACCTCCCGTCAATCATTGACGAGTGCGTCGCTTCCGGCCTGTACTCCCTCGACCTCGAAACGACGGGCCTCGACAACCGGGTCTTCGACGGTGAGACAGTCGCCAAGATCGTCGGCTGCTGCCTCTCAGCCGACGGCGTCACCGGCTACTACATTCCGCTCCGGCACAAGGTCGGAATGGAGCACAACGTCCCGTGGAGCCTCTTCAAGCGGGAGCTTCTCCGGCTGATCAACTCGCCTGCGAGGGCGATCTTCCACCACGGGAAGTTCGACCAGGAGTTCCTTCAGTTCTGCGGTGGTGAGCCTCTCGGCGAGTGGGACGACCCAAGGAAGTGGGAGGACACGCTGATCTGCGCGTACCTCCGGGACACCCGGCAGAAGCGGATCGGGTTGAAGCCCCTGGCCGAGACAGAACTCGGCATGACCATGATCGAGCTACCCGAGCTTTTCCCCGAGGACAAGCGCAAGAACGGGCTCGACTTCTCGGAGTTGGACCCGACGTGGCTGCCTGTTCGGATCTACGGGGCGAGCGACGCGATCTGCACCTGGAAGCTCTTCCCGAAGCTCTCAGCAGCGATCCTCCAGCCCGAGGACGGGAACGGCAACCAGTCGCTGATCTACTCGATCGAGAAGCTCTGCGTGACGGCGACCCGGTGGATGGAACGCGCCCGCATTCTCACCGACCAGGACAAGGCGAAGGAACTGATCCGGATCGGCCAGAGGGAGTGGCTTGCCTCGATCGAGGAGGTCTACAAGTCGGCCTCCGAGATCGTCGGGCGGGACGTGCGGCCCGGCTACTACCGGCTCATGGCAGGCCAGATCGAGGGGCACGCTGCCTTTGACCCTGAGGAGGTCTCTCCCTCGTACATGGACCGTGTGGACTCTCTCCGCCGGGAGTCCGACAAGCTCAAGCTCGACCCGGTGGAGCTTGACGGCAAGAAGGTCAGTGTCAAGACCGTCTCCAAGCGGGTATCCCACCTCATAGACAAGGGGATCACCGAGGAGGTTGACTTCCCCGTCGTCTATGACCTTCTCAGCCCACAGCAGTTGGGGTCACTCCTCCGGGAGTGCAAGATCCCAGGGCTCACGGTGACCGAGAAGTCCGGTCAGGTCTCGACCGCGAAGGACGAGCTAGACCGAGTGCTTGAAGAGCAGGGGGCCAAGTACCCCTTCGCTGGGAAGATCAAGCGGTTCCGCGAGGTCGGTAAGGCGCTCTCGACGTACCTGCTGCCGATCATTGAGGACTGTGCCCCTGACGGGACCCTGCGGGCTGACTTCAACGCCCACAAGATCGACACGGGCCGGTTCAACGCCCAGGGGAGCAAGACCCCGAAGCTCGACGGGGGCACCCGGTTCCCGTTCCACGGGACGCCCGCCACCTACGACCCGACGCGGCCTGAGTGTCTGGCTCGAATCCGTGAGTGTCTGATCTCCCGCCCCGGCAAGAAGTTCGTCTCGATCGACTTCTCCGGCGTCGAGCTTCGGATCGTGACGAACCTCTCGAAGGAGCCCCGGTGGCTGCGGGAGTTCTTCCACTGCTCGGGCTGCGACCATATGTTCCCCAGCGGGGACGGGGAGAACACGCCAGAGCCTCCGCCACCGTTCTGCCCGGTGTGTGGGTCTGACAAGATCGGCGACCTGCACACGCTCACCGCCCTCTCAATCTACGGGGACGACGCGATCAAGCGCCCCGACTGGAAGATGCTCCGAGGGAACGGCAAGAGCACCAACTTCGCGCTCTGCTACGGCGGCGGCGGCAACGCCGTGGACGCCTCCACTGGCTGTGGCAAGCAGGAGGGCTGGCGGATCAAGGAGAAGTTCGACAAGTCCTACCGGGGTCTGGCCGCATGGTGGCAGTACCAGCACTCCTACGCCCGGAAGTGGAAGTACGTCGTCACCGCTCTCGGGCGGCGGTATCCGCTCCCCGACATTGACAGCGAGCTTGGTGGCTTCCGCTCGAAGGCCGAGCGCAACGCGACCAACGGGCCGATCCAGGGCACGAGCGCCGACATAACCAAGCTCGCCATGGGTCTGATCTACAAGGAGTGCAAGAAGCGGGGGTGGCTCGACAAGGTCCACCTCCTGATCACCATGCACGACGAGCTTGACTTCGAGATCGACGACGACATTCTCGCCGAGGCGATCGAGTCATTCGTCGTGATCATGAACCGGAACCCGGCGCTCCTCCGGCTCAAGTGGCCAGTGCCGCTCACGTCCGACGTGGAGATTGGCCTCAACTGGATGGTCCCCTGGGGACTCAACAAGATCCGCAAGTCCGGCAAGTGGCCCGCCGAACTCCAGGGGCTGTTCCCCGACGCCGGGGTGAAGCCGCCGGAGGGTGACACCCCCGCCGAGAAGCCGAAGACCAAGAAGTCGGAGGTCGTCCGGACCTACAAGGTCAATGCCTTCTCGACCTCCGAGATCGAGAGCTTGGCCGCGCTCCTCACGGCAGGGGCGTCTGCGAGCCCGGCAGAACTGAAGGTCGTCGGACCGGAGGACGAGGACCTGACGGCGGTGCTCATGACCGCTTGGGGCAGGCCCCTCCCGGAGGTCGAGTCGTGAGCACCCTCGAAGAGCGGGTCGAGAAGCTGGAGTCCGACCTGAAGGTGGTCGCCCAGGTAGTGGCGTCTGTCACTGACGACACGCTCAGGGTGTGCCTCGTGCTCCAGGAGCTATCGACCGGCGGGTATCTGCCCGACCTTCCGTGGGAACTCGGGACGGCTCTCGTGGACCTCCAGTACGCGAAGCGCCCTGGGGCGAAGGAGGTCGGCGGCAAGCCGGTCGAGCTTCGGGTCGCAGAGCTAGAGCTTCAGGTTCAGACTCTTCGGGAGGCGTTCCGGAGGAGAGCAGATGACCAACAGATTGGATAGGCAACTCGACCTCCTCCAGGACTGCAACGAGCACCGGACTCCTCCGAAGGAGTTCATGAGCATTTTCTGCCAGCGGTGTCGCAACGGCAACTGCGTGAACGCTGGGTGGGCTGAGTCCACCTGGGAGGATCGTATTGCCACCCAGGTCAGCCGCCTGCTCACGAACCCGAACTTCGGGGACCCGAGGGACCCACAGTTCAAGGACGTGGTGAACCTCGACTTCCGGCACCTGGCCGAGCCCCTGAAGGTGGACTCGTGGGAGGTCCCGCAGGCACACCTCGTTCTCCCTGAGCGTCAGACGAGTCGCTCCGAGGACGTGGAGCGGGCGATCCAAGCCCTCTCCGAGGCTCGTGGCGGGAAGCCAGCCGCGCCAGCCGTCGAGGTGACGACAGCCGCAGAGGCTGTTCCTGTCCAGCAGGCTCCTCAGCCCCCCGTCCCTGTGCGCCCGGACCCGAGGCCAAACCCCCGGCACTACACAGCCGATACACCTCCTGTGTCCTCACCCCAGAGGGACGCCAACACGGCCTTCCCTGCGGAGGGGCTCATGCTCGACGGGAGCCCGCCTGACCTACCTGGTCCAGGAGGGTCCACGGGAGACCCATGGGCACCACCCGCTCCGACCAATCAGCCACGAAAAGTCCCCGTCGGTGCCCGGATCCGAATGGGGGAAGAGCCGAAGAAATGACCCCGAACTACCTGATCGAGATCTACGCCCTCATTCACGCCACCCGCTCCCGAGCAGCGTGGAGCGTCGTGCTGGTTCCACGAAAGCGGTACGAGGAGACGATCCTCACGATCTCGGCTCTGAGCGACGTACAGTTCTGTGGTCGCACGATCCTCTGGCCTGACACGAAGCGGAAGCTCTCGGTCGCCTACGCTGGACAAGAACTCTTCGTCCCCAAGGGAACCCCATTCAATCTGTTCCTCGCTGGTTGGGGTGGCTCCTCGAAGGAGGACGCGAAGGCGCTGGTCGCATGGCGCGAGGCCGCTCTGAACTTCATTCCGTGCTCGGATTGGGCGGTCGGATCTCAGTTCGTCGAATCTGTCCCGGCGGTATAGCTTTCGGTCCTATAGACCTCGCGGGGTGTCTGACATGGGTAACTGGTGGTTTGACGATCAAGGGAAGAACAACTTGAAGGGCGTCCCAGGGGACGACTCGAACAAGGTAGTTCTCCCTGACAGTTCGATCATTGGTTTCATGCTCGAAGTCCCCCTTGCTCGCAGGGACTTCAAGCTGATCGTGCCCACCATGCTCCCCCTGGAGCAGGACCGCCTCAATGCCCTCGTCGCCCAGAACCCACGAATCCTGGAGCTTGAGCCCAACCTCGACCCTGGAATCCAGGACGACCGGCTCATGCAGAAGTTCAACACCCCTGGGTTTCACGACCCGAACCGGAGAAAACGATGAAGACCACCGCTCTTGCACTCCTGACCTCTCTCGCGATCCTTTCCGGCTGTGCGACGATCCGGGACAAGGCTGTCTACGCAACGGAGGTTCAGTATGTGGACCTGACGGTTCGCCGTGAAGCTCCGGTGGTCCGCCAGTTCCTGACGACCTCCTGCACCTGTTCCGCCACGTTCGAGTGGACGGCGTCGGCAGAGGGTGGCTCGTCTACCGACTGCGCTGCGGCGGCGGATTGGTACCGGGTGTACGCGACGCGCTGGGCGTGGCACGTCTCCATGATCCAGTACAACGGCAACATGACCGACACGGACCCCGGCCCGATCCCGGAGATCGTGCCCTCGTGCGAACTCCCGGAACTCCCGCCGACCGCCGGAGGTGAGTCGTGAGCGCCCTCTTCAAGGGAGGGGTGGACACCCTCATGCGCCTGCTCAAGACCCAGGGCGTCCCTGCGGTCTCGGCCTCGCTGGAGAAGCTGTCCAACGAAGCCACGGAGGACTGGCAGAAGTCCCTCCTCAAGATCGGCGTCAGCCTGATCTCCGAGCACGGCGTGGACGGCCTGAACATTCTCGAAGACACTGTCTCCAACCTGCTGAACGGGAAGACAGTGAACCTCTCGGCGCTCTCAATGCAGGAGGCGAGCGACATTCTCGCCGTCATGCAGCGGCGCGAGGCTGACCACAAGAACCAGGTCACGCTCTACACACAGGCGGTGATCGAGGCGCTCGGTAAGGCGCTCTCGACCCTCGTCTCGACCCTCTTCAAGGAGATCCGGCTGTGACAGCCCCCCGAACAACTGCCGGTCCAGGGCATATCTTCCACGGTGGCGGCGAGGTCGCCCCGGAACCCGTGGTCGCAGCCCCAGTCGCCCCGGCTGCCAAGCCGAAGTCGCACCACAAGAAGCCGGAGCCGGTCGCAGCCCTGCCCGTCGAGCCCGAGCCCGTCGAGCCTGAGCCCACGCCTGAGGCCCAGCCCGAAGTTCAGCCTGAGGAGCCCTCCGAGAAGCCCAAGAAGGCGAAGGAGCCCAAGAAGAAGAAGTCCGAGAAGGACGAGTGAACTGCTGCCCGCATGGTCCTCACCGTCTCCAAGTACATACCGAAGGAACTCTACGGGTTCCTTGAGGGTGCTGGGCAGCGGGTCTTCTTCCACCTGTCCGAGTTCGACCCGCTAGGCGGGCCGCCTCCAATCATTGGAGAACAGGTCGAGGTCGGGCAGATCGAGCTTGTTGAGAGCAAGAGCTACCGCGCCAGGTCGGTGAGGCGAGTGCTCAGGACCGAGCACCTCACCGGGACAGTCACTCGATTCGACCACCGGGTAGGGTATGGCTTCGTCACGGTGGGGAGAGAGCAGTTCTTCCTGCACCGAAGCGACCTCCTGGACGGGAGCCTGCCGCTCGTGGGGGCGGTGGTAGAGTTCTACGTCGCTGGCTCGATCCGACCCTCTGCACGTCCACGGGCGTGCCATGCCCGTCTCCTGCGAGGTACCTGAATGAGCAACGGTCGCAACGCCTTCGGTGGGAAGAACCCCAACTCGATCTACGTCCCCATGTCGGAGACGGAGCAGGAGGTGGTCTCCCGGCTGATTGAGAACGGCGACCTTCAGGTGGTCATTCACGGCTGGGGAGTCGTGGACAAGCCGAAGCTGACGCTCGGGGACGCGCAGGTCATGATCCCCATGACGATCCGGTTCGACCGGCCTGACCAGCCCGTCGGGGTCACCTACTTCGACCTGGAGCTACGGACGCTGTCCGGGTACAAGCTCTTCCGGGAGCAGCACCCGACGATCTACAACGGGCAGCCGCTCATGGTCATGGCCGGGACCGAGATCAGCATGGTCTGGCACATCGGCATCAACCACATGGACCCCCGCCTCGTCAAAGCGATCCTCCCAGGTGCAGTCGGCCTCACGTCCCGCGTCCTCGACAAGGACACAGGGCGGGCGACGGTGACCGGGAACATGAAGCTCGACGCGGCGAAGGAGCGGACGCTCGCTGCGGTTCGACGCGGCGAGGCCAAAGTTCGCGCCGATAAAGAGAAGGACCTCAAGAAGCTCCGGTAGCGGTTTCCACGCTATGCGTCGCCCCGGTTAGCTACGTCCCTCGGGCGGAGCGGAGGCACGCATGGCTCTGATCGGAAGTGGGGAGAGGGCACTGATTCTGAGCGACCAGGTGAGCACAAGCTCGCCGATTGGTCTGGACCAGGAAACGCCTCTCTCTGGCCGGATCCTGATCTTCCTCGACTCAACCCCCACCCATGGGCTCTGGTCGAAGGACGAGTCCGGTGCCGTCAAGCCGCTCAACGGCGGCACAATGTCCGACCTCTCCTGGGAGGCCGTCACACCCTTCGCTTCACCAACCCCGGCGGGGGACATTACACACTCGGGGCGTGTGGCGGTTGGTCTCGACCCGTTGCTGCTGGTTCCGATCCCTGCGGGGATCGAGTTCCAGGTGGTCGGGTCTGAGTCCCTGGAGGGCTCAATCTTCTTCCTGGAGGGCACGGTCGCAGGCGACCAGGTGTCCCACAACCAGGTCTTCGCCAGCACGACCGACAAGGGGCTCTACGCCAAGCCGGAGGGACTCCCCGAGCGGCGGATCGACGCCCCTGGGCTCATTCGGAAGAAGATCCCCGCCGGAGAGCAGATCATTGCTCCCGACGGCTCTCAGTACCTCGTGTTTGGCAGCTTCACTCTTGAGGCAGGGGCTGTGCTCACCCTGCTTGGGGACGCGGACCTCGTGGTCCTCTGAAGAACCATGGCCAAGATCCTCACGACTGACGGCGCAGCACCCGCAGAGCTTCCGGCTCCTGGGACTCATGCCGTCTACACGAAGAACGACCTCCCCGGTGTGTCTGGCCTCTACGTCATGGACAGCACGGGCGTGGAGGTCGGCCCGCTCTCCACTGGCGGCGGGCCGCCGGGAGGACCCGCGAGCGGTGTCCTGACAGGGAGCTACCCTGGCCCTGGGCTTGCCGCTGGCGTCGTCGGCACGGTCAACATTGCGCCCCTGGCCGTCACGTCCACGGAGTTGGCCGACAACTCGGTGACGAACGTGAAAATGGCCGACAACTCGGTCAACACCCTGGAGCTAGTGGACTCGGCTGTCCAGACAGCCAAGATTGCACTCGGGGCCGTCAACACGGCGAGGATTGCGCTCGGGGCTGTGACAGCCGACCGGCTCGCAATGACTCCCGTGCCCTACGGGTTCATTCTCTCGGACGCCGTGGGTGGGCCATGGACGGGCGGGCTACCCCTGCGGGTGAAGTTCGCGGCTCCTTCCGGGATCTCAATCCTCGGGGACCTCGGTGGCCTGACCGACCCGGCCTTCCCTCGGCTCAGGGGTGCCCTCGACGCGGACCTCGGGTACCTGCCGAAGGTGCTGCCCTACCAGATCAAGTCCTCGGTGGACCTGGCGGGACGCACAGACTACCCGACGGTCTTCGACGTTGCCAACTCTATCCTCCAAGTGGTGACACTTCCCGACTCGCGGAAGTACCCGCCAGGCACGGAGCTTACCTTCGTCCATAAGGGTGACGCGCCTATCGTCATTCTCAAGACCGGCACGGTCGGCGGTGGTTTCTCCAATATCGTCGGCAACTCCCCCCGCGTTCCGGCTGCGGACCAGTTGGTCATTCCCGGACAGACCCGGCGGTTCACCACGTTCGGGACCGGGTGGCTTGTCTCTCGGGAGGTCTTCTCCCGCCTCAAGAACGTCTCGGCTGCTCTCGGGACGGCAGACGCAGTGGGTGGGTCTGCTGCCTGGAAGTTGAACCCGGCTTCCTCCTCGGTGTGGGAGGCTCTGAACTCGCTTGGGTTCCTCTCGTTCCCTGTGGACCTGCCTGAAGGCTCGACCCTCACGGACGTGGAGGTTCTCCTTGCAATGTCTGGGGCGGTCCCAGTGACCACCATGGCGGTCTACCTTTACCGGGAGGACCTCGACTATGTGGCCCTGACGAGGGCTAGTGTCCTCGTCGCTGGACCTGTCTCAGCCGCTGCCGTCTCCGGAGGGGTGATCCAGAAGGTGTCCCTCACCGGTCTGACTGAGATCCTCTACACCCCAGGCGACGGGGCTGCACCTCAACGGTATTGGACTGTGGCTATCGCGCCCTCCTCTGGCGTCCCTGGAGCTACTCAGAACAGCGTCTTCGGAGTGCGTCTCACCTACACGCTCTGATTGAGAAGAACACATGAGCCGAATCCTCACCACTGACGTACCCGTAGACCCGCCCAATCCTGCGGCTAGAACCCACACCCTCTACACGAAGGCGGCGGGTCTTTTCGTCAAGGACTCCACCGGGACCGTGGTTGGTCCGCTCTCCACGGGCGGGGGACTCGCCCCCCCAAGCAGCCAGGACCAGTTCCTCTTCGCAGACAGCACGCCTGCGTGGGTTGCTGGACTTCCACCACGGGTGAAGTTCGCGGGGCCTTCCAGGATCTCGATCCTCGGTGACCTCGGGGGTCTGACCGACCCTCAGAGCCCCCGCGTCGTGAACTCGGTCGGCGTGGACGTGAACCTCGGGTACTTGGCTCGGACGCAGTACTCAGCCTTCCCAGCGGGTGGCGGTGCGCCTCCAGGCACGGCTCTGCCGGACGGCTTCACGTTCTACGAGGTCAGCCTGATCGCAGACGCCTGGTACCTGCTCCCTGATTGCAGGGTGTACCCGCCGGGAACGGAGATCGTGGTGGTGAACGCCACGAACTTGGTCCAGGTCGCCCGTATCACGGCAGACGGTGGTGGTGACGCCAACAGGGCGATCATTGGTCCTTCTACCGCGACCGGCGGCACCCAGGACATAAGCCCCGACTACTCCGGGCGACGGTTCCTCACGAACGGGTCCGGTTGGATCCTGATCGGAGCGTTCTGACATGGCTGGCGCGTTCAACCTGCGCGGTGTAGGGGCGATCTACCTCGACCCGAACCCCAGCCTCCCTGAGGGTGGTGACCTGAACTCGGGGATCCTCACCTTCAACGGGACCTCTGGCGCTCTGTACCTCTCATACTTCAACCAGAGCCAGATCCAGGTCACACAGCAGATCCCCGGCGGAGAGACCGGGATCCTCGCCTCGAACATTCTCGTCGGGAAGTCAGGCACGTTCGGGGAAGTGTCCACGCTTGTCGGGGCGCTCTACCTGCCCTCAGGGGACCTCAGCAGTTCGTCGGCCTACCTTCAGGTGTCCAACCTGCAAGGGGTTTCGGTCAACACCTTCACGGTGGAGATCCTCCCCGTAGGTGGTCAGATCCCCGTTGCCACCTTCGCGATCTCGGCGGACCCGTCCCAAATGAACGCGGGGGTGGTCAGCGTCACCAACCCCTTGCCCCTCACTGAGGGTTGGTACGGGGTGTTTGCCTCAGCCGTTAGCTCCGCGCCTTGCTTGATCGGCGGGCTCCGGCTCTGGATCTACCCGACTCCTTGAGGCTAGGGACTCCTAAATGCCCAGCATTGTAGTCAAAAACGTCACCTCCGCACCGTTCCAAGGGACGGCGGCGACGACGCTTTTCACGAAGGCTGACGGTCTTTGGGTCGTCCTGGAGGACGGCACCGTCTACGGCCCGCTCGGCGTTGGTCTTGGGGGACCTGCGGGCGGCGCTCTTGCTGGGAGCTACCCCAATCCGACGATCGCCACTGGTGCAGTCGGGATCAATCAGATCGCCGACGGGTCGGTGACGGGGGTGAAGATTGCGAACAGCGCGATCTCGCTCGCGCAGATCAACCCTTCCCTGATCGACCCAATTCCGGCTCTTCCGGGGCTCAGGACTCTGGGCTCAGGCGCGAACCAGGCCGTCGCGGGCAATGACCCCAAGCTCTACAACGCGAGGGTGCCCACAGGCACGGCTGCGGGAGCCGGGAGTGACCTCGGTGGCACCTACCCGAGCCCGACGATTGCGAAGCTCCAAGGCTTCCCCCTCAGCATTGTCGCTCCTGCGGTCAACAACGTCCTGACCTGGGACGGCGCGAAGTGGGTCGCAGCCCCAGGCGGTGGCGGTGGTGGTGTCCCTGGGGGCGACCTCTCCGGGACGATCCCCGCAGCCGTCGTTGTCGGCCTCCAGACCTACCCTGTCTCGGCGACAGCCCCCCTTCCTGGAGAGGGTCTCGTCTGGAACGGGATCCACTGGGCTCCGACCGCCGTGACGACGGGAATGCCCGGCCAGGTTGGTGGGACGTGGTCAGACCCCACGACCCTGCTGACTGTCCGGACCTTCGTTCGGTCGAGCGGTGTGGCCAACACGGTGGTCGCGGCGGACAAGACGCTCCCGGCCACGGCCCTGCCTCTGGTCGGCATGATCTCAGCGATCCCGGTCGCTGGGACCGTGACCGTGATCTACTACGGCGAGGTCTTCTGGGCTCCTGGAACCCTGACCCCCGGCGCTAGGTACTTCCTGAATACTTCCGGGACCATGGTGACTCCGGCTCCGGCTCCAGTCGTCGGCGAGGTCTCTATCTACCTGGGCTACGCGAAGAGCCCGACGATCTTCGTGCTCACACCGGGCGCTCCTGTTTTCCTCTGACCACCCCTTTCCGCTCTATAACCGGCGCTCTGTAGAGAACGAGGCTGACGAATGGCTGCTGCAAAGCGATACAAGCTCACCCAGGAAATGATCGACTCGTTCTACACGCAGGACGGGAAGTTCCAGTTCCGGACTGGGTTCGACAGGGACAACGAGAACTGCATTTGCGGTCCCATGCTCTGCCCGGTGATCGAGATCAACGACACCGACGTGGTGCAGACCACGAACGTGACCGCCCAGGACTACCTCCTCCACTTCAGGATCCCTCAGGGGATCTCCAAGAACGGGGTGAGGCCCCCGGCAGGTCCCGTGTGGCTCGACGTGACGGCTACTCAGCCAGTCGCGAACGTGGACCTCGACCCGTACTTCCCCCAGCAGTGACAATCCAACCTCCTGCCTAGCAGGAGGTACCGAGCTTTAGACAGCAAACCTTCGGCAATCTGCCAAGAAGAGGCTCCACCATGTCAGTAGGAATTCCGCTGAAGATCGTCAACGGCACGACGCAGCAACTCGCAACCGGCGACAACGTCTCAGCGAACGGCATGGAGCAGCGGTCGGGGACGGCCCTGACCCTCGGCAACGCCTCCACGACCGGTATCGACATTGGCACCGGGGTCGGTCTCACGGCGCTCAACATTGGCTCCGGCTACACAGGCGCGGCCCAGATCATCAACGTCGGCACGAGTGCGACCACCGGGTCGGTGATCAACCTCGGTTCGGCCTCCTCTGAGGTGGTCGTTCCCGGAACCATGACGGTCACGACGACCGCAGCGTTCGACGGCGCGACGACGATCGGCACGTCGCCCGGCACGGACGGTGACACCCTCACCGTCTACGCCATGACGACCTTCACGGCAGGTCGCGTGACGGGGAGTATTGACTTCAAGAAGGAGACCGCAGGTCACGCGCTCACGGTCGTGGACTCCACGACTCGGGCCGCTGCTGGTTCGCCCCTGACCGTCCGGTCCGCTGCCGGTGCGACAGACGGTGGGGTCGGCGGCGTCCTCTCGCTCAAGTCTGGTGCTGGCGGTGACGTTGTCCAGGGCACGAACACCAGCTTCGCGGCGTCAGCAGGTACAACCACCTTCGTGACCCCCCAGGCGCTCTTCGTGGGTGGGGACGTGGGTCGCACGATCCGGATCGCTGGATCCACGACGAACAACGGCGACTTCACGATCGCCTCGTATATCAGCCCCACCTCCGTGACCTGGGCTACGGGCGTCGGACTGACTGAGGCGGGCGCAGGGACGTGGGAGTTCACGAGCGTCCTGGGTCAGGCCGGTGGTGCTGTCTCCATGATCGGTGGGGCCGGTGGTATCGGTTCGGTTGACCTCGCCGCAGGCGACGGTGGTGCGATCACAATCTCGGGCGGCACAGGCGGCGCGGGCGCGGTCGGTGGCTCCGGTGGTGCTCTCACGCTCACCTCGGGTGTGCCTACTGGCACCTCCCTGCCCGGCGTTCTTTCGATCCAGTCCGGCGGGGCGGACATTCTCACGGTGGACGGTCAGGGCAACGTCGTCCTCAAGACGATCGCCGACGACAGCATCAACACGCTCAGCCTGAGCACGGGGAATAACTCCAGCAAGGGCGGCGGCGCTTTCAGTGTCGTCACGGGCAACGGTGGCTCTGCCTCCCTTGCGGTCGGCGGGAAGATCTCTCTCACCGCAGGCAACGGTGGTTCGGGGACCGGGGCTGACGGCGGCTCTGTCGAGATCACTGCTGGTAACAGCGGGTCCACGACGGGCAACTCGGGTGCAGTCACGATCCTGGGTGGCAGCACCACCTTGGGCGGTGTGGACGGTGGCAACGTCACCCTCACGGGCGGCACTTCTTCCGCAGCCAAGGCTGGTGGTGTGATCGCAACCACCTCGCGCACGGCCAGCGGTGTCACACCCACAACGGACGGCCCTGTCCTCACGCTCACGCAAGCCGCTGGCTCTGCGAGCGTGTGGGTCGGTGCAACGTCCCCCCACGGCAACGTGTCTGGCACACAGGGCTCGCTGTACCTGAAGACGGACGGCACGGTCTACGTCAACACGACCACGGGCACGACGTGGACCCAGCTTGCAGCGTCGGGCGGGACCAGCCTCCAGTCGGCCTACGACGCGGCGACGCCGACGATCGCCCTCGACACCTCGGGCGGTATCCAGTTCAATCAGGTTGACGGCACGAACGTCAACGCACCGACGCTCTCGCTCACCAACACCGAAGACGGTGCGGCGAACAGCACCCTCTCGGTGGACCGCAGCCCGGTTACCACTCCGGCGGCTGGTTACGGTATCACCGTCGCAATGGGTGTAAACGCGACGGCCACCGGTCTGAACCTCGTCCAAAGCGGTACGGCAAGCGGTTCGCACGGTATCAACGTCAACATCACCGGCCCCCAGCATCTTACGGCATACGGTGTTGGTATCAATGTCCAGAACGCCGGGTCAACTGGCACTGGTCTCTCCGTCACACACGCGGGTACTGGACCCGGCATTTCGGTGGCCGCGAACGGAACCGGAATCGCCGCCCAGTTCAACGCCTCGAACAGCCCCACCTTCGGCAGCACTGTCACCATGGCCAACACGGGCACTGGCGGCGGCTCTGTCCTGGACATCACGGGAGCCCTGGGTCACGGCGGAATCAGCCTCGCGGCGGTTGACGCGGTGGGCGTCGGTATCACCATGAGTGGCCTGGGCACTGGCCTGATTGTCGATCAGACCAGCACTGGTGACATTGCCCTGTTCAAGGACAACGGCTCGGCGATCCTCACCCTCACGGGCGCGGGAGCGATCACTGCTGAGCCCACGAGCGGACAGAACTTCACCGTTCAGTCCAAGGGTGGCGCGACGGCAATCGCCCTCAACACGACGACCGGTGTGACCCCCACGGGTGCAATCACGATCGACTCCGCAGCGGGCGTCTCGATCGACGCAGCAACCTCCTCGAACTTCACGGTCGCAAGCGGCGCGGCTCTCGAACTGACGTTCGGGGCGCACGGCTCGACGATCGACCTCAACACGCTCGCCGACCCGTCGCTGGTCGGCTTCACCAAGCAGTCGATCGTCGGCGCGCTCAACGAACTCAAGGTCGGCACCACGGCGGCCTCGCAGATCGTCCAGACCGGGTTCGACACCGCAACCAACTCGGTCACGGCGGGTATGCTCGGCTACCTGACCACGACGGCAAATCGGGTTCAGAAGGCTATCGCAACCTCCCTGGCTGCGGCATTGGTCTTCGGAGCCAACGAGGGCACGGCGGGGTCCATGACCACGGCGGGCACGATCGAGGACCAGACCGTGGACGCAGGCGTCGTGCTTCTCCCAGGCGACCGTCTGTTCCTGTCAGCTTCGACGGCTGGCTCGGTCACGAACGTCGCCCCGTCCACCCTCACGCAGGTCGTCATTCCGGTCGGCTACTCCCGCACGGGAAGCCCGGTCGCTAGCTCGGGTACGGGGGACTCCTTCGCCTCTGCCACTGGAACCACCACACTGACGGATGCTGGTGCAACATGGACGGCTGCGGACGTGGGTCGCACGATCGTCATTGCGGGCGCAACCGATCCTCTCCACAACGGAACCTTCGTGATCACCGCACAGGGCGGCACGACGGTATCCTACCTGAGCGCCACCCCCGGCGCAGACCAGGCATACGCGGGTGCCTGGACCGTCTACAAGCGCACGAACGACATGGTCCTCGCGGTCGGCTCGCCGGTCGTCCTCTGAGCCTTCTAGGGGAGTGAACTGAGGGAAGCCACCCAATCTGGGTGGCTTCCCCGCTACAGGAGACCCTTGCCCGCGTTCAAGCCAATCGTCCTCGGACCCACGGGTTCCATGGAGCAACTTCCCGTAGGGAGCGTCCTGGTAGGGGCAAACTCCTCGGGCAGTGCGACGTTGGACTTTGGGCTGGCCCCTGGCTCGAATATCGCTGAGGCGGTGGTCACGGGCCTCCCTGCAATCACTGCGGGGGCTCGGGTTCAGGCTTGGCTCATGGCGTCTTCGACGGCCTCGCACAACAGCTACGAGCACGCTGTCGTGCCTATGAAAATCACTTGTGGGAGCGTCATTCCAGGGACTGGCTTCACGATCACAGGTGTCACGGAATGGCGTCTAACCGGAACCTTCACTGTCCAGTGGATAGTGTGGGCGTAGTGAGGGCTTCATGATCACTTCAGGCGGACCACTCGGCGGCAACTCGGTGAGCGACGTTCCAGACGGAACGTCGATCGACCTCCCTTGTGACGACCCAAGGGGTCGTCTTGCCCGCTACACGGCCTACACCGACCCGGAGACGGGCCAGCAGCAGGCGATCTTCGCTGGATTGGTACAACCCCCAGCCCCCCCGGTAGGAGTCTGACATGGCTGGCTTTCGCGTAGAGGGCAACACCTCCGGCAACGTCGCAGAGGTTGACTCTGGGCACCACCTCCTGACCAATCTCGGCAAGGACACGGCGCTCGCTGGGTACGTCGCGATCATGTCGGAGAACGACGACGGCGCAGATACGGGCGTTCCGTACCTCCAGTCGCCTGAGACGACCGACGACTTCCGGCTTCGCGTGGGTACGGACACGCTGCTGCTGAGTGAGTCCTTCAACTACACGGCTCAGAACTCAGGGGTGTTCAAGCACCTCCTGACGACCATGACGATCACGTACACGTCAGGTCTCGTGAACCTGAACGCTGGAGCCAGTGTTGCAGCAAACACGCAGGCACTCTTTCAGACGTGGCGGACGTTCCCCCTGACAGGTGCGGCACCGACCTACTTCGAGTGGACGGCGCTCTACATGAGCACGCTCCAGTCGGACAACGTCATGGAGATCGGCGCAGGCATTCCCTCGACGGCAACCCCTTGGGCGCTGAACGACGGAATCGTGTTCCGCTACACGGCGGCTGGAGAGTTGAAGGGAGTCATTTCCAACAACGGCTCTGAGACAATGACCCCGGCGTTCACGAACGTCCCTGCGGTCGGTGTGCTTCACCGTTATGTGATCACGGTGAACCAGACAGAGGTCGAGTTCTGGATCGACAACACGCTCCAGGCGAAGCTCGACATTCCTGGTGGGACTGGAAGCCCATGCTCAGAGTCAGCACTCCCGGCGTTCTCCCGTATCTACAACACGTCAGCATTCGTAGGTACAGCGCAGATCCTCAAGGTCTCGGACACAACGGTCAGCCTGGGTGACTGGGCGACTAGCAAGGCGTGGTCGGATCAAATGGCCGGTGCTGGCCTCAGCGCGATCCAGGGCGCTGGCGGCATGGCTCAGGGCTCGACCGCGAACTACGCCAACAGCGCGGCCCCGGCCTCTGCCACTCTTGCAAACGCCACGGCAGGCTATGTCACGCTCGGAGGTCAGTGGCAGTTCTTGGCTGTGGCTGGATCCGAGACTGACTACGCGCTGTTCGGGTACCTTGTGCCCGCACCAGCAGTCGCGGTCACGGGGCGACAACTGTTCATTACCGAAGTGTCAATCTCTGCGATCAACACCGTCGCAGCGGTGGCTACCACTGCGACGGTGCTCCAGTGGGCAATCGCTGTGGGCTCGTCCGCCGTCTCCCTGGCGCAGGCTGAAGGTGCTGCGACCAAGGCTCGCCGGGTCAAGACGCTCGGGTTCCAATCTTTCCCGATCGGTGCGGCAATCGCAGCCATGCCGACACCCCCGGAGATCGTCCGCAACTTCAAGACCCCCCTCGTAGCAAACGCGGGTGAGTACGTTCACGTCATTCTCAAAATGCCGATCGCGACGGCGACCGCCACGCAGATCATTCGTGGCACCTGTTCGATCACTGCCTACTGGGAGTGACTTCGGTTGGGTGCCCCCAACCTGACACCCTCAACATGAGAATGGCTGCGTGACCCTCCGAAAGGCACTGGTAGAAGCGGCGTGGGTATCATTGGGAGGGGCGTAACTACCCCACCAACCCTCACCTGAGAGATAGCACTACCCATGGCCAAGCCGAAGAAGCCCCAAGCCGTCGCCGCCCCGGTCGCAGAAGCCCCCGTCGCGGTCGCCGCAATCGAAGAGACGCCCGTTCCCGCTGACCCCTACGCGGTGACCGAGTTCGTGCTCGACCCGCACGACGCGACGCTCGTGCAACTCAGCCAGGAGCGGATCCAGAACGCCCAGCTTCACCTCCAGAACCGCAAGAACGAGTTCGAGGGGCTCCTCGCTCAGGTTCGCACGAAGTACGAGGAGGGTGGCAAGTTCACCATGTCCACGATCGACGTGGCCCGTGGCGTCGGCGGTCGGGCTCTCCGGCGCTGAAGAGCGACCTGAGGCGATCTAGTAGATCCTCAGGCTCACTAGGTCGCCCAATCAGGGCGCTACGTTGCTGTCCCTATACTTGTGCCTCGGTAGCCCATGAGTCCGAAGCCCCCGAAGCCAGCGAGCCCGTCCCAGGTCAGCTACACCAAGCACCTGATCGACCAGGCCGTGTCTGGAGTCAAGGGCGTCCCCGGCTGGCTCTCGAAGGACGAAGCTCCCTCGGAGAAGCAGCTTGCGGACATGGACGCCGACGCGATCTCGGCGCTCATTGACTCACTCAAGGCCCGCAAGCCCTTCGAGGTCGAGCGGTTCGGCAACGGCTCCTACCGAGTCCACAGAAAGTCCTCCCTCATGACACCCTCAATCTCTCGTGTTGCGTACATGGCGCTCGCCCGGCAAGCCGTGAGGGGTGTTCTGGCGGGGCGGCTTCCCTCTGGCCCCGGAGCAGAGGAGGCGAAGAAAATGCTCGACATGATGCTCCAGGACGCGCCTGTCGGGCACGTCTTCTCCGCGAAGGACGTTCACAAGAACGTCGGCGGCAAGTGGATCGAGATCTTCCAGTCCCTCGGCTCGACCTTCGGGGACAAGGTGCTCCTCCGCACGGACGAGCCCGGCAAGTACATGATCGCCAAGGCCAAGCGGCACTGATCTGCGTGCGTGCGCTCGGCCAACTAAGCGTCCCAATCTTTCTTCAGGAGAAGAGCTACTCCTGCGGCGCGGCGGCGGTACGCTCGGTCGTCTCGTACTTCACCGGGCAGGACATTCCTGAGCAGGCGCTCCGGGCCGCCTTGAAGACGAGCCCGGAGGAGGGGACCGACCCTTCCGACATGGTGGCGTTCCTCGACCGGCTGCCTGGGCTGACGGTCCAGTTGAGGCCCCTGACTGTCGAGGACCTCCGCCGCTGTGTGGACGGTGGGGAGGTCGTGATCGTCGAGCTTCAAGCCTGGTCCGAAGAGAAGGACCCAGACTACCGGAAGTCGTGGGACGACGGTCACTTCGTCGTCCTGAGCGGGTACGAGGGCGACCGGTTCCTCTTTGCTGACCCGTCCTCGGAGAAGCCAGACTACCTCGAAGCGGACGAGCTTGAGGAGCGGTGGCATGACGAGGACGGGGGAATGCGTGCGGAGAGGCTGGGGATCGTCTGCACGCCCAAGAGAGCTACGCCCATGAGAACAGCCTCGCAGCACCGTGTCGGTCGGATCTTCGCCCTGAAGGTCGCCCTGGAGACGAAGAAGTGGGGGCCGTTCGAGTTCAAGATCGACCGTCCGAAGGGCTTCAAGAAGGAGTGGCCCCAGGACGACGGCTCGGTCAAGAGGTACACCTACCCGGTGGACTACGGGTACTTCGTCGGCCACACGGGCGAGGACAACGAGGGTCTCGACGCCTTCATTGGGGACGACCCTGAGGGGAAGATTGAGAGCTTCCTCAAAATGAAGCCAGGCAAGGACGGGAAGCTCGTCCCTGACGAGACGAAGTTCCTGATCGGCCTCACGGAGGACGAGCGCAAGAAGGTCATGGCGCTGTACGAGCCGGGAATGGTCACGGACCTCAAGGACTTCGTGGACGTGTACGAGTTGGTCGCCGCCTTGAACCACTTCCGGGACAAGAAGAACAAGAAGGCAGCGGCGGCTCGGGTCGCGGCCAGGTTCCTCGCTCGTCAAATCTGATCTGTCGCTCAGGGAAAAGTGTAAAAGCCTCCGCCCCGTTCGCTTAGGGTGCAGGAGGCCAGTACATGGCGACGGTGATTCCTGTCACGGGAGAGACAGTTCAGGTAGAGCCTCCGGATAGCCTCCAGGAGGTTGACCGGCTGATCGCTCCGTCGGTGCCGATCTACGCCCGCAGGGTCTGGTCCAACGGGGACTCAACCTTCATTTTCTCGGACCTCCCCAACGGGATCTACAACGACATTCACAACGTCCGGGCCACCCGGTTCATTGTGTCGCGAGGCGGCGCGGGTGAGTCAGTCTACGGGTCGGCGCTGTTCCTCTCCAGCGAGGAGTGGGGCCAGCTTGAGGCGTCTGAGGTGGCGCGGCAGTCTGCCGCGATCCAAGCCCACCACCAGCAGAGTGTATGGGCCAAGATTCCGGGTGACACCTACCCCATAAAGGAGCAACTCAAGGGGCTCGGTGGCAAGTGGGACGCCACCGCCCACACTTGGATCGTTCCGGCTGCCCGAGAGCAGGAGGCGCTCAAGCTCGTCGCGCTGCAAGCGGCCAAGACCAAGCTCGTCGCCCGCAACCGTGGCACCTCCAATGGCCCGGCCCAGGAGGTGGACGGAGCGCCTCGGCTGAACAGCCTCCCTGGCAAGTGCCACCTCTGCGGCACCTCTATCGCCGCAAAGCAGGGCTCCCTCTTCTATGTGGCCAAGACGCCCGGTGCCCGCAAGACCGGCTGGCTCGTGGAGTGTCTCCCGTCGCAGGGCTGCAAGTCCGCTGGTCTTCCCGCAATCCTCGACGAGGAAGGGATCTTCGGTGTTCCTCCGCGTCCTCGCATTCCCGAAGGGCTCGACGACGAGGAGATCTTCCGCGAGCCTTCGCGCCCCATGGCCGGGAAGGCTCTCGTGGCAGACAAGGGGATTGAGGACCTCTTCGAGGACGCGCCCAAGCAGCCTGACCCTGCTGTAGAGTTCAGGGACGACACCCTCGACCGGTTGTTGGACGAGGAAGCTCCGTTCTGAGGGCACCGGTTGGGGGACGACGTGAGCGTCAATGCGTGGTCCGGGGACTGAGCCCGGCTCAAGGACAGTCTCAAGGACAACCTCAAGGACAGTGGACCATGAAAGAGACACAGGGACAGATCGCTGCACGGCTCGGGATCAGCAGGCAGGCCCTCTCGGCACGGATCCGACGTGGCTGGAAGCTGAAGGACGCCACCAACACCCCTGCGAAGGCCACGAACCAGAGGTTCGAGGGAGTGGACACCGTCCGGGCTCGGTGTGCGGCGGCGGGCGTCCCTGAGAACACCTACTACTCCCGTATCCAGCGGGGGCTGACTCCCGAAGAGGCGCTTCGCTGAGTTCTGCTGTCAGATTCCCGAAACCCCAGCGTCATTGCTGCATGACCAACCAGAAGGACGACCTCGACGTGCTCTCCAACCTCACCCCCGACCCGGCGCTCACGCCGCGCATTCACGCGGCGATCGACGCCACCAAGGCGTCCGACCCGACCTACTGGGAGCGTTGCCAAGCGCAGCGTGACCCCCGTTCCCCCGGAGCCGCAGGGAGCGTCCTCGACCTCCGCCCCGGCTACACGGGCGACCTCGAATCGCTCCTCCGTGCGTGCGAGTGGAGCGAGTACCCCCACCCGGACGTGCTTCCGATCGCCAAGGCGTTCCGGACGTTCGACCTCCAGGGGCGCATGGGCCTCGTCGCCCTCACCGACCTCCCGGCGGACACCAAGGTCTACCTCCGTGACCCGAAGGAGACGGGCAAGGCGGAAGCCTGCGTCGTCCACGCGCTCGGCACCCAGGTGCCGTTCGTGACGGCCCTCCTCGGCCCGGCAGAGGGCGGCGGCGAGTGCCTGTGGACCTTCCACCCTGGCCCGCCGATCATGCCCTCAACGGTCCCGACCCCGCCCGCAAGCGAGGCGGAGATCTCGGCGGCTCAGGCGCTCGCCCTCGGGCTCAAGTGGGCGAAGTGCGTCGCTGAGTAGAGTCCACCCATGAGGAAGATCCGCCTCCCATGCTACGGGACCGTGACCGGAACGAGCAACTCGGTCGGGGCGGATTGGTTCGGGGTCTGCGAGAAGTGCGGCCTGCAAGTGACTGTGTCTGGTTTCGGTGCAGCACCACCTCACCTGGTGGAAGTGGCCGTTCCTGACGAGGTCGCTGAAGCGTTCGTCGCAATCGGTGGTGAGGTCGTCGTCTCGAAGGACGACCTCTCGTGATCGACGACCTCCGGCCCAAGGGGACCGTCGAGGTGACGTGCTCGGTTTCTGGGTGTGATTGGTGCTTCTGGGTGGACGCCCTGGACGAACGGCTACCTGACGGACCGTTCCTCTGTGGGGAACACGATCCGAAGCCACAGACGCTCCAGAAGTCTCCTGAGTGAGTCGGTGGTTCACTTATAGGCCCACCCTGGGTATAGGGTGAGCCTAGTGCCTACCGAGAAGCACGCTGCGAGGATCTACCTGGACGAGTCGCTGATGGATTGGCTTCGCTCGGAAGCCAAGCGTCGGTGCTGCTCAATCTCCCAGGTCGTCCGAGACCTCATTGTAGACCGTATCAGTCCGCCTCCCCCCAAGGAGGCAGCCAGTGACCTACGGTGAGGTCTACGTCGTGACGTGCTCTGTGAACGGCAAGCAGTACGTCGGGCAGACGACCAGCGGGGCAGAGAAGCGTTGGTACAAGCACCAGCGAGACGCCTGTACAGGGCGTGGGCGCTTGCTTGCCATGGCGATCCGCAAGTACGGCGTCGAGAACTTCCGAATGGAGGTCGCTGACACAGCAACCAGCCTGGAAGACTTGAACGTCAAGGAGATTGCCTTGATTGCGGGCCTCAACTCTCGCTCCCCACATGGCTACAACCTCATGGAAGGCGGTAGCAACGGGAAGCACTCGGAGGAGACCCTGGCGAAGATGCGGGGGCGTGTGCGCTCCCCAGAGGCACGAGCGAAGATGCGGCTCGCAAAGCTGGGGACACAACCTTCACCACAGGCTCGTGAAGCTGCCAGGCTTGTGAACCAGACACGGCAGAAGACGCCTCAAGAGATTGGGGGTACGCGGAAGTCAAACCAAGAGCGTGTCTGGACCTCTGAGATGCGGGAGAAGGCTAGCCTTGCACAGCGAGGTCATAAGCGTTCACCCGAGTCTGTAGAGAAGACTCGACGGGCACACCTGGGAAAGAAGCTGTCCCCAGAGCACATTGAGAAGACCAGGCAGGCCAATTTGGGTCGAAAGCCTACGGCTGAGACCAGGTCGAAGATGAGTGAGGCAGCCAGGCGACGCGGGGGAGGTAGCCCTGAGGCACTTGAAGCAATGCGCCAGGCCAGTCTAGGGAGAGTGTGGTCCCCTGAAGCCAGGGCCAAGCTGAGTGATCGTCTGAAGGGGCTCAAACGATCACCTGAGGCCATTGAGAGGATGCGAGCAGCAAAAGCTGTCACCTCGCCTGAAACACTGGAACGAATGCAGATTGCAGCGCAGAAGAGGGCACGGCGTCAGCGGGAACTCCGTATGTCTCTGGGGGGTATCAAATGAGCTTCGGGTGGACAGGCTTCTTTCGCGCTGGCGCGTGGCAAACTTTCCGACGATTTGTGCTTGACGAGCGACGGGACGTACTCGGGCGAATCGCCGTGATCAACGCTGAGCTTGTCCGGATCGGAGAGGTCCGGGTGTTCTACGCCCGGACCGACCCTGACGACCCGAACTCGCCCATGAGCGAGTCGCGGATCGGGTTCGCGGTGGCTACGAACTCCAGCCTGGAGCGGCTGTTCCAGGCGTACATTGCCCAGGGCGGCAACCCCTTCGACATTTCCATGTTCCTGACGCCGGACTCCTTCGAGACGGTCACGGTGGAGGACGACGGGACGATCTCTGAGGTCCGGGAGACGCAACCCTACGGCGGCATTCTGTCGCCGCGCACGGCGGACCCTGCGACGCCCGGCCTCTACACGGGCGGCTGGCTCCCCCTGTGGCGCTACCCTCCCCGCAAGTTTGGCAACAATATCACCCACGTCTCCGAGTCCGCCGAAATGACCCCGGCGATCAACGCTGCCCGTGATTGGCTCTCCCAGGAGATCCGCACGAAGCGCAACGACCTCGAAGCCCGGATCCTCAAGCTCTGCGACCTCCGCGAGCAACTGATCAGGGAGCGGGACGAGATCCTCCCCCAAGCTGTGGGTGGGGTCATTGCGGGCGTTCCGTTCGGGGACAGCTTCGCGATCTCCTTCCACGTCTCGTCGATCACGAAGTCGATCGACGAGATCTTCTACCCGCTCCAGGAGGACGGCACCTACGACTTCCTCACCCCCCGAGCGACGGCCCCCAACCCTCCGTACCCTGTCCTCCTGGAGGACGCGGACACGGGCGAAGAAGATTGGACAGGTCTGGGGTGACCCTGAGGCAGCAGCGACACCCGGTTTTCTTAGCTCCCTGGGCCAATCCCAGGGGCGAGGAGAACCTGTGTCCCGCACCCGTCACCACCGCTCGCAGAAGCATGGGTTCACGTCCGGACGTGAACCCGCCTGGTATCGCCGTCAGCACATGAGGCTCTGGAGGGCTCGCTGCAACCACCTCACCCGTCTCGGGAAGTACGACGTGCTGCCCCTCTCTCGGGAGCGGTACGGCTGGTACTGGTGAGGCTTGGCGTTTCGCCCTATCACCGCACGGGAAAGAGAGCCCATGTCGCGTGACGTTCAACTGGCTGTGCCCTGCCCTCATATCATTGGGGAGGAGCGCACCGTTCTGTCGGCTGACCGGGTCACGCTTCAGACGAAGAAGCCGATCTCGGGGATCGGCCTGCTCCAGGTGGTCGTGAACGACCAGTACCCGGTGAGCCCCTCGATCGGGATTCAGTCCTCCGGGTCGCTGACCTCCGGCAAGGCTGAGCCGTACCTGATTACGCCCGGCCTCAACGACCTGCTCGTCAGGACCCAGGACAGGTCCGTCGCGCTCAATCTGCCGACTGGATACCAGAGCGCGGCGGCCTTGGCTGCGGTCCTCAATGCAGCGGTCGCCGACCCAAAGGGCCGCCCGTTCATGGTGGCCTCGGTCGTCAACGGCGTCCTCAATCTCAAGGAGAACACCTCCTTCGGGACGACCTCCCAGGTGCGCGTCAGCGGTGGGGCGACCGACGGCCTCGGGTTCTTGGACCAGGTGGGTGCAGTCGGGCAGGTCGTCATGCCGCCCTTCAACCTCTTCAGCCTGAGCTACCAAGACCCGGAAGGCGTCTTCGAGAACGGCTACTTCATTCAGTTCGAGAGCCCTGTCCGGGCCAACTACTACTTCGGGATCACCTATCAGGTGGTCTGGCACCAATGCCTTCGGTGCCGTGGGACAGAGGTCGAGAACGACTGGCGCTTCGACGTGGACGGGGCACCGCTCGTCGTCCGCAACGACAACCTGCTCTACCAGTCGTGCCTGAAGATCCTGCTCACCGAACTCAAGTCGAATATCTACTACCCCTGGTACGGGGCAGGGCTCATGAGCCTGATCGGCTCGAAGTCGAACGCTGCGTCCGCCGTCAATATCAGGCAGGCTGTGCAGCAGGCGCTCTCGACGCTCCAGAACCTCCAGAACCAGCAGTCCAAGTACCAGAAGATCTCCCCCAAGGAGCGCCTCTACTCTGTGGACAACATCGGTGTGAAGCAGTCCCCTTCGGACCCAACAGTCTTTCTGGTGGACGTTTCGGTGAGGAACTACGCCATGTCTCCGATTGACATTACGATCGTCTACACAGCCCCTGGAGCCTATGCGCTTCCTGGGACAAACAAGCTGTCTTTGGGGAGCTTCTGAATGACGCTCAAGGTACTCGCTCCGGACGGAACCTACGGGACTGCGGTGGCCTTCTCGACCACCACCACGTCGAGGTTCTTCACCGGCACAATCAACTCCGACACGGCAGACCTCGAAGTCTCGATCCGTGGTGGCGGCTTCACGTCCGACCCCGCAATGGTGTCGTTCTCGGCGGCTGGGTGGATCGTCCCCAATCCGACCTCCTATCCGAACGGCCTCGACCTGTTCTCCGGCGAGAACCTCGTCGAGGTGCGGTCTGTGCCGCTCTCGGGCGTCCCCTCGGCTCCGGTCACAGCGTCGGTCTACCTGCTCGCTTCTTCGGTGGTTCAGTCGATCGAGACACCGACTGCGATCACCGTCGAGCGTCTCGACAGCGCAGTGAACGTGTCGGTGCAGGGGCTCACTGACCCGACGGTCACTGGGTACAACTTCTACGCCTCGGCTACTGCGGGCGGCGGCACCGTCGGGTACTCCCGTGTCAACGCCCAGCCCGTCTCGATCCCGGTGAAGAAGGAGAGCACCGTCTCCCTCTACAACCTGACCAGCAAGAACGTCACTCAGAGCGTGGTCCCGCTGTACGTCCGGGCGCTGATCACTCAGGAGAACCTGGCCCAGGTCACCCTGGAAACGGACGTGGACTCGGCGGTTCAGATCCCCGACACCGTCTCGCAGATCCAAGTGGACGTGTCGATCTCCTCCCTGGAGCAGACCTCCTTCTTCGAGTTCCTGCACAACCGGAAGTACAACCTCTCGTCTGTCCCCTCGACCATTCCGGTGGGGTCGTTCTCGGTCCTCCCCTCGACCGAGCCCCTCTACTACGTCGTGACGGCGATCTTCTTCAACCCGGTCTCGCAGGTCGAGTACGAGTCGAGCTACTCCCAAGAGGTCGTGGCGAGCCCGATCGACGTTCGTATCTCGACGCAGAGCATTCCGGCGGTCAGCCGCCAGCAGATCCTCCAGAACTCGGTCGCCTCGATCTACCGCAAGGACAAGGACATTGCGGTCCAGCCGGGCTCGGTCGTCAGGGACACCGTCCTCGACCCGTTCTCGACAGAAGCCGAGCGTATCCGGTTCCTGCTCGACTTCATTTACCGGGCGTCGTCGTTCGACACGCTCCTAGCGATCGACGACCCGACAGGCAGCGGCGTCTCGATCCCACCCGCCTCGTCGAGCTACAAGATCGCACTCTCGAAGGCGCTCTACCTGGCGAACCCAACCCTCGTCCAGACGGTCATTGACGGGGCGTTCGACAAGCTCGCAGCCAACTTCGGCGTGACCCGCACCCCTGGACAGCGGGCGATCGGCGAGGTCCGCTTCTACACGGCGACCACACCGACGGTCACGCTTCAGGCCCAGCTTGGAACTCTCCTCTCGGCGGGCGGCGTGTCATTCAGGTCCTCGCGCATTGCGGAGATCCCACTCGACCGGCTGGCCTCCTTCTACAACCCCTCGACCGGCCAGTACTCGATCATTGTCCCCGCACAGGCTGTGAGCCCAGGGTCGGCGGGAAACGTCGGCCCACGGCAGATCTCCTCGGGGGCTCCGTTCGGTCTCTCGGTCACCAACGACAACGCCTTCTTCGGCGGCACCAACGCACAGAGCAACGCCGAACTCGCGGCGCTCGCACGAGGCTCTCTCTCCTCGGTCGATACCGGCACGACGCAGGGCTACTACCAGACGGCTGCGAAGGTCCCTGGTCTCGTCCAGGCCAAGGTCGTCGAGGCGGGCAACCCGCTCATGCAGCGGGACTACGACCCGGCGACCGGGACGCATATCGGCGGCAAGGTGGACGTGTGGGCGCAGGGGCAGCGGCTCGCCACGGTCACGGACGTGTTCGCCTTCACGTTCATTCGGAAGCGGGACGTGCAGTTCGTGGTCCTCGGCGACCCTGGGGCGCTTCAGTTCCAGGCGCTCGACCCCGACCTCTCCACCACGAACCCGCTCACCGAAATGCTCGACTACCCGTCGATCGGGCTTGGGCTCAGGAACGCGACCTCGGGGCTCACCTACAACCTCGCGGGCGTCACCTACCTCAACTACAACACGATCAAGCTCTCGCTCGACGTGCCCCAGCCGTTCGAGCTACCGACCCTGACTGACGTGATCCTCGGGGACTACCGGTACAGGACGGGCGAGAAGTTCGTCTTCACTCGGCAGCCCGTGGAGAGCCTCACTACGGTCGTCGGAGAGGCGTCCGGGACGCTCGACCCTTCGATCTACTCCCTCGTCCACCCGAACTCGCCGCTGGCGCTGGGGCGGTCCACGAAGGCCGGAGACTACCTTCAGATCACGGGGAGCGCAGACCCGACGCTCTCGATCCCGACAGGGACGATCCTCGCTGTCACGAACGAGTCCCACGTCATTGTCGGGGAGTACTTCGAGTACGTCCTCCGGCTCGGGGCCGACTCACTGACCGTGAAGGTCACGAACTCGACGGGCACTGTTACCTACGCGAGTCCGTTCGTCTCCTCGACCCCCGACTACACGATCGTCGAGGGTGACCAGACCAACCCGCTGGGGATCAAGCGCACGTCTACGAGCGCGATCTCGGACGGCCAGACGGTCCTGATCAGCTACAACTACGACGAGAACTTCACCGTCACCTATCAGACCAATCTGATCACGAGCGCCCTCCAGCTAGCTCTCGACGAGACCAAGCACGGCACGGCAGACGTGCTCGGGAAGGGCGGGGTCCCCGTCCCGGTGGACCTGACGGCGACGATCGTTCTTCGGCGCGGGTTCCAGCAGAGCACGGTGGACACTAGGATCCGCACGAACCTCGGCCTGCTGATCGCCGGGCTCCGCATGGGCGTGCCGCTTCGTCGGTCGGACGTGGTGAACGTCCTCGACTCGGTGGGCGGCGTCTCCTACGTCGTGCTGCCCATGACGAAAATGGTCCGATCGTTCGGCTCCCAGGTCGTCAAGGACAGCGTCAACTCCAGCCAGATCGGGGACGCCTTCCGCGTTGACCTGTGGTCGGACGCGCTCAACTCGGTCTGGCTCCTGACCGACCAACTGACGGCAGCAACCACGACCGGCGGAGGCCCCGTGGGGAACTTCCGGGGCGTCTTCCAGGACGACGCAGCCATGGTTCTTCAGACCAGCCTGCCCGCGCAGCTTCGCGAGGCCCCCGGTCGCGCCTTCATTATCGGCAACGAGGGCGCTGTGATCCCCAACTACAGCGACGACTCGACGCTCTACTCTCAGGGGTATATCACCCCGACCGACATTGCGAACCGTCGCCAAGCGATCACGCAGAACCGGGTCATGGTCTCCCTTCAGATCGGGGACGCCCCGTCCAACCACACCTACTGGGCGACCTACACGGTCGCCTTCGAGACCGGTGAGAAGGACATTGTGCCCTCCGGCGCTGAGTACCTGACCCCCGGCGTCTTCACGTTCACCTATTCGGAGGACAAGTCGGACTAGACCTCACGCTCTGACTGGGCTACAGTTCGTGGCATGAGGTTCAACTACGGCGGCAAGGCAAACCTGGGTGGGATCTACAGGATCCTCAATCTCGTGAACGGGCGCTTCTACATAGGGAGCACGTTCCGATTCAAGACCCGGTGGCCTCAGCATGAGTATGCCCTGCGAAGAGGAGCCCACTCCAACCGAGCCCTTCAAGGCGACTTCCACGAGTCAGGAACTGACGCTTTTGCGATTGAGGTTGTGCAGGTGGTGCTTGAAGGGAAGGAGGCACGAATTGCTCTCGAAGAGGATATGCTCGCCTCCCACTTTGACAGCCAAATCCTTTGCTACAACGCAACCGTCAAGTGCCCACCCTCTCAAGAAGGCTTGAGGAAAGGACCCTGCCCAGCAGGGACAAAGGCAAAGATCCGCGCCGCGAAGATAGGGGCTGACAAGCCAACCCGAGAAGTTATCGAGAGGCGCAGGGTTGGGATCCGTGCCGCCTATGCAGAGAGGGGTGACGTGATTCGTGAGAAGCTCAAGGCGGTCCACCTGGGGTCAAATCGCCCGGAGTCCACGAGGGAGAAAATGCGCGAGGCGTGGGTTCGCCGAAAGGCGAGGGCTGCCCAGCCTGGCCTCCCACTCGTCTCTGACGCACAACGTGAACAACTCCGTGCGGTCTACACGACTGAGGAGTCGGTGGCAAAGTTCAAGGCTCGGATGGGGACGGAAGAGATCAAAGCGAAGCGCGTTGAGTCCTGGAAGAAGGTCCGCCCACGAGGCACGAAGAGGACACCCACCCCTGAAAGGACCAAGGAGAAGATTCGTGCCTCAAAGATTGGGAAGCCACGCACGGAGGCCGCCAAAGCTGCCATGCGGGCCGGACACGCGAGGCGTCGAGAGCGTCTAGCGTCTGAAGACCGGACCTGACACCTCCGTCTGGGGGTGTGACTTCACTCACCCTGCCACAGGACGCACCAGACCACCACTCGCCGCCCCAGACGGCACCAGACGGCACTGGAGCGTCAGGTGGTGTGAAGTCAAAAGGTGTAACATGGGGGATGAAGAACGAGGACAATGTGTGTGGCTTCTGCCGCCGATCTTTCCACACCCCCCAGGCAAAGGACGCCCATGTACACTGGTGCCATCACCAATGCTCGGTCTGTAAAGTCATCCTCAAAACTGCAAGCTCCCTGATGAATCACTGGGGTAGGTGTCACCCACAATGTCCGAAGTGTGTGAAAACCGGCAACTGCGATCACTTCGAGAGCCACAAGGCTTTGGTGGAGCACTACCTGAAGGAACACCCAGAGGTGGCGGCTCCGGCGAAGCCACGGCCTCTCTTTTTCCGCTGCCCCGTTTGCAAAAAGAAGTTCCCGGCAGAGCAGGGTATGAAGGACCACCATCGGTTCGTGCATACCAAGGTGGCCGCAGTTGGCGATCAGGAACACCCCGAGAAGAGCCTTGGGTGATTCTACCGAACTTCGACCAGGTCGTGAACAGGTAGCGCCCCGCCTACCAAGGGCTGTGCGGTTCTCCTCCTCTCGGGCAGAGAGGTAGAGCATGGCTACGGATCCCACACCCAAGTCTCGTGCGACCGGCGGCCTGGTCACAGTCCTCCCGGCGTCTGTGACCGGGCCGACCGTCCAGAACCCGGCCCCCTTCGACCAAGAGGGCCAGGTTGACGAGTCGCGTGTCCGGGCTGTCGCCGACCAGATCACGACGGTCTTCCTCAACTCGCTCCCGTCGAACTACGTCGCGGAGACGAAGGGGCCGTACTACGCCCAGCAATTCCAGGCGATTGCGGAGGAACTCGCCCGTATTCAGGTCACCTCGGAGGACGCCTACGAGGACGCGGACTACAACTTCACGCGCCCAGAAGTCCTCTTCCAGTTCCTCGCGGACCTGATCTTCCCGACCTCCGCCGAGACGGGCCTGCCGAATCTCGACGGCGACCTCACCTACAGGGCGTTCCTTCAGAAAATGGTCGTGTTGCTCCTCAAGGGCAGCAAGACCGTCACGCTCCTCGAAGGCGTCGAGGCTCTCACCGACGCTGAAGTCTCGGTCCTCGACGAGTCCGACTTCATTGGGAAGCCGGGCGTCGGCTGGGGGGTCGCGAACCGGTTCACGTTCGAGGTCAACGTCTCGAACCACCACCGGACGACTGGTGGCAGCACGGTTGACCCCCACTACCACACGGTCAAGATCAATGCGGCGGGCGAGGGCGTCACCACGGGGATCACCTGGGCGGACGGCTCTGGTCCTGACCACGTCCACGTCATTCTGGGGTTCCTCGTCGCAGAGGCTTCGGCGACGGGCCTCCCGGCGCACACGCACGACCTGCTCTCGGACTTCGCCAATCTCCCGATCATTCTCGCGCAGAACGTCGCGATCGTCATGCGGGCGCTCCGCCCCGCGCACACGCTCTACGAGTACCGCAACCTCTTCCGCGAGACGTACCGCCACGTCTTCACCGACGACTACCAGAAGCTCGAACTCGACTCGTACTACTACGACGACTTCCGGAAATACTGCACAGGCGTCAAGGAGATTGGCTCCTCCACCGGGGTTATTTTCGCCGACAGGTACACGCTCAACGACGTGGTGAGCTTCCGGTCGGTCCGGGTCGGGGCTCCGCTCGTGATCGCCTCTGGGGCGAACGCGGGTCGCTACCTCGTCCGTGAGGTGCTCTCATTCCCGTTCGGTGACGACCCGGTCGCTCGGGCGTACACAACCTCGCCTACGGGACTGAGCGGCACGGCCAGCGTCGTGGACGGGGCGTTCGTTGACCTCCTTCAGGATTGGGCGCTCGCCGTCCCAGGGGAGGTTCTCACCTTCGCGGTCGGACCCAACGCAGGTCGGTACGTCCTGGAGACGGTCCTCGGCTTGAACGGCGGCCCGGTCGGTTCGGCTGCTGGCCCTGCAACTGAGGTTCGCCCTGCGGTCTGCTTCCTGCGGGTTGGCCCCAAGTTCCCGGCGGCAGCCAGCGGTGTGGCCTACACGGTCGAAGTGGACCGCCTCGGCATTCGGTCCTCGATTGAGGTCACGAACGAGGACGTGGCGAGCCAGTTCTTCGCGCCTCCTGCTGGCGGCCAGGCGAGCTTCTTCACGGCTCGCGGGCCTCTCGTCAGGCGCTACGGGGACGCGACCCCGGCGACCCGTTCGGACGTGACGGTCCTCTACGACGGGGTGCCTGTCGCAGTCTCCGACGTGAACCCGTACACCGGGGAGGTCACGCTTTCCGCCCCGCTCGCGAGGTTTGCTCCTGGGGCGCACACGGTCACGATCTCGTACCGGTGGTTCCCTGCCCCGCTCATGGGCTTCGCTGGGCTCAACACGAAGGGTGTCACGCTCAATCGGTGGAGCTTGGCGGGCGGTCGGAACACGACCTCGCCGACCTCTGGCGGGTACTGGGGCGGCTTTCGGACCTCGCGGTTCCCGCTGTCCCTCGGGCTCGGCAGGTTCCCCAAGAGGAAGCCCCCGGTCAGGATCGCCCACAGGTACATTGCCTTCGAGCGCGCCTACACCTCGGCCCTGAACTCCCCGACGACGCTGCTCCTCAATCAGGCCCCAGGCAGGGTCTCGGTCCCCTACGCTGAGGCTGACGTTGTACCGACGGCAGTTCAGTACGAGGGCACGGCCAGCCCAGCAACTCCGTGGACAGCTAAGGGCTCGGTCACGGGCACCTCTGACGGTGACCGCTACACGCTCACGGACTCCAGCACGACAGAGGTGGGCTACTGGTCGCAGGACTTCGAGCTTCCTGTCGCTTCGGTGGTGGGGACGGCGGCCCGGTTCCAGATCGAGAGCTACACGCTCGACGGGGTGTTCACGGGTGTCGGGTTCGGGATCCACAACGACCGGCGGCTCTACCTGGCGGGTGCGCTCGTCGTCAACGGGCTCAAGCACATTGGCCTCTTGGCCCGGCCCGGTGAACTCAATGCACTGAGTTCGTGGATCGTCGGCCCTCTCGCCAACAGCACGATCCTCGCCCCCAAGATCGTAACCTGCACGCTTGCTCAGGCACCGAAGCTGCTGGCCTCCGGGCAGAAGTTTCAGATCCTCTCTGGCAATCAGGCGGGCGTCTACACGGTCGATCAGGTCTTCCTCGACCGCAGGCGCAACCTCGCCACGATCACGATCGTCGAGACGTTCCCAGGCAATCCCGCCCTCTTCGGCAACAAGTACGTCGATCTCGTCTTCGAGACAGCATGGGACGCCGGGCAATGCACCTGGCGGCTCTACGCCAGCACCCGCAACGACTCAGTGCAGCTTGTGTTCGGCGGGGCGACCGGCGGCACGCTCGCCACTGTCTCGGGCGGACCAGTTCTGGCCTCTCCGGCGTACCTCGGGCCTGACGTTCTTCCGCAGGGCTCGGGCCGCTACCTCTGGGGCTCGTTCGACCGCAAGGCCACGAACACGACGACGTGGGACTTCGTTCGGTACCTGTCCACGCCCGACGGTGGAACTCGGTTCTCGCGTGGCACCGTCGTAGACACGCAAATGACTGGGGACCCGGAGGACGCCGAGTGGTTCCTCACGACGCCCTATGGTGACTCGGCGACGGCGGGCGGGCTTCTTCGGATCACGGCAACCCCTGCTGAGGTCAACCTCGACACGTCCTACGGCTACGGGCTGGTGGACCCGTTCCTGAACGGTCGTCGAGTCTCTGCGTTCGACGCCAAGCTCAATCTCGACCGGGACACCTCAGGGGCGGGTGGTGCTGCCCTCACCATGAAGGACACCCACCGCGAGGCGCGGCTCGGGAACATTCTCTACCAGGACAACGGAGCGAGCGGGAAGCTCGTCTTCGCCCAGCCGTCGTTCTCTCTCGTGGGGGCAACACCACCTACCTCGCAGGGGTGGGCGGCGTTCACTGACCCTGGGTTTGGAACTCCGACCACCTTCGCGAACGGACCTGAGACTCTGCTGACAGGGGCGGGCGGGCTCGTCCCGTGGCTCTGGGTCCAGGCGCTCCCCACTCCTGCAATCAGCACAGGCCGCACTTGCGAGTTCCGGCTCTCGGTGAATGACTACGCGCTGAGCGGGTCGGGCACGACGGGCCTGAGCTTCTTGGCGAGCGTCAGCAACAGGATCGTGGCCGTCACGTTCACTGGGCCGGACCTCGTCAATCTAGTGGACGTGACTGGGCCGGTTCTGGCGAGCGCCGCTGTTCCGTGGAGTGACGGGGCACGGCGCACCTACCGCCTGGAGGTGAGCCCCTCCGCCAACCTCGTCGAACTCTACGTGGACGACGTGCTGGCCACGTCGTTCGCCTTCGTCGCGTTCCCGCTCTTCGCAGCTACCGCAGACGGGCTCTCGTTCGGATACCTGGCTGAGGTCGGGGCTTCGTTCGAGGTCTCCCTGAACAGCCTCTGCTTCATGGAGCGGCTCGACGGGGTGGCCAACCTTCACCGGACGTTTGGGATCTGGAAGGGCGGAGACTTCTCGAACCTCGACAACTGGGAGATCCCCCGGTCCGACGGCCTGAGCGTCCCCAACTCCGACCCCGCCTCGGCTCCCGTGGACATGGACTGGCGCTCGGAGTGCTGGGTCCGTCTGTTCGTGGACCCGACGTTCGGTGCAGTCTTCCTTCGACCTGACCTGCCCGCTCCTCCGGGGTACACAGGTGACTTCGCCACGCAGTCGCTCGACCCGACAGCTTCTTGGGCTCGCGTCGATTACGCCAAGCTCCCCAGGGCAGAGAGCGACACCAGGTTCGGGTCCGTCTTCTTCGGCGCGCTCAATCCGGCGGCCTCGACGATCCAGTTCTGGAACGAGGTCCGCTACCGGGTCTTCACGCACACCTCCATTGACTACCGAGCGCCCCAGCGAATGGCGCTCAATCAGTGGAACGTCATTTCGAGCGGCGACTACCTGAAGGACCGGACCCCTGAGCAGGTCATTGTCGCGGCCTTGACCCCCACGAGGGTCAGCCTCCGCCCGGCGCATATCTTCGCGAACCGAGTCTTCCAGGTCATTGTCGAAGGGGTGCCTCTCGCGCAGGCCACCTGGCGCTTCAACGCCGACAGCCAGGAGATCACCCTCTTCAACGCACTGCCCTCGACGGGCTACCCGGTCACGGTCGTCTTCGCGGTCGGCAAGCCGGTCACGACCACCTACCTCCAGAGCCAACCGCTCCCTGAGTCGCAGACGATCCTCAATGAGGGGACGCCCGTCGTTCCAATGGGGCAGGTCGGCCAGGCGACGGTCTCCACTGTCTCGGGTGACGGCGGGCCGACGCCTGCCTTCCCTCCAGCGGTCCCTGCGGACCCAGCGTACTTCCTCCGGGACCAGTACCTCGTCCGGAAGTTCGTGGACGACCCGGACCTGCTGTACGAGCAAATGGACTTCTTCCAACTGGAGGACGACGGCGTCCGGGGGAAGATCTCGTCCTTCTGCGACGGTCCAGGAAACGGCACGGGCCTCCGCGAACTCGGCCTCGACGGGTCGAGCTTCACCGAGAACCTCTCCCCAGTCACGTCTCCGTCGGCCTCCAACTTCGGTCGGGGTGCCGGACGGTTCGGCCCAGTGCTGTTCGCCTCGGGCGGGCGCGCAGGAGTCATGGGGCTCCTCGGACCTGCCAGCTACGTCACTCCCTTCTCAGGTCCCAATCCGGCCCCCACCGGACTGCGGGCGGCAATGCTCTCGCCGACAGGACCCTCGGCAGGGGTGGTACCCGGCTCAGGCGAAGGTGCAATCAACAGGGAGGTCTTCTGGGTGCTCAGGCTGGGCTCCAGCCCAGGCTCGGTCCTCGCGAATGCGATCCCGCCGATCGACACCCCACTGATCGAGGGGACGATCCTCCTTCCAATCGTTCCGGTCACGGCGGACCAGAGCTACGCCTCGGCTGGCCCGGCCCCAATCAGCCCGTCGGTCGCAGGTCCCGCCACAGGTGCCGCCTGGTATCAAATGGCTGCGGCGGCCTCGTACCCACGATTGGGTCCATGGGCGGGCTTGGCGGCCCTGACCACGAACTCGCTTCTGTACGGGTCCTCGTCCCTTCAGCCCTCAGGCGTCCCGCTCTCAGGACAAGGTATGGTTCTTCGAGGTGGCATTCCTCTGCCTGCGGCCCCGGTTCCGGTGTCCGGGGTGCTCTGATACTTGGGGATCGCTACGTCGCCTATCTTCCGCGAAGGGAGCGGCCTCACCTGAGCAGGATTGAATGCGACAGAAGGACTCAATGCCTAGGCCGAAGCAAGGCTTCAAAATGGGAGCAGCCATTCGCTACAACGACGCGATCCTGGGCGCGAAGGGCAAGTTCCTTATCGAGCTTCGGGACTCCCGCACGGGCGACCTTCTCCACTACGAGGAGAAGGACAATATCATCACGCTCGACGGCGGCGTGCTGGCGGCAATGCTCTTTGCTGCTGGAGCCACCAGCACGAGCGGGATCACCATGCTCTCGGTCGGCACAGGGGCGACCGGCCCGCTGCTGAACCCAGACGCTCCGGACCCCCGGCAGAGGCACCTCAACGCCGAGATTGCGCGCAAGCCGTTCTCCAGCGTGACGTTCCGAACCTCGGCAGGCGCTGTGTCTTCGGTGCCCACGAACGTCGTGGACTTCACCACGATCTTCGGTGAGGGTGAGGCGGTCGGCCCGCTCAACGAAATGGGCCTGCTGCGGACGATCTCCATGAACCCGCTGGTGCTGAACCCGGTCCCCTCGGTGTTCCCCGCATACGACCCCACTGTCGATCTGACCTTGTTCGACGTGGAGGTCAACGCACTTACATTTTCTGTCGTCTCAAAGCCAAGTACCTCAATACTTTCGGTCACTTGGCGGCTTACATTCTGATCTTGGCACACCACTAGATACTTCACCGTGGTATCATAGTGTCGTGACCAACAAGCTGACCTGCATGGTGTGCGGAAGAGTCGGGTTCCTTCGCCTTCCGAGACACCTGAGCCAGATACACAAGATGGGTGGGGACGAGTACTGTGCCCTCTTCCCAGGTTCAATCCTGGAGGTCCCGTCGGCGGGAACGCCAAAGTGCGCTTCCTGTGGTGTCCCCGTCGAAGGCTACAGCCCACGGGCGGCGAACGTGAAGTGCGAGGAATGCAGGACCACCCCAACCTACCGCAAGAAGGGTGCGGGCGACCCCAAGCTCGTCACTTGTTGTCTGTGCGGCCTGTCCCGGAAAAGACTCGGAGAGCACCTGGAAAACAAGCACTCCCTCACACCCGCAGAGTACACCACAGCCTATCCTGGTGCTCTTGTGGGGGTTCCTGGAACCCGTGCTCGATCAGAGGGTTGCAAGGAGAAAATGAGGGCAACTGCAAAGATTCGGTGGGCGAGCCCTGGGGAGAGGGAGGCCCAATCTACTCGTCTGAAAGAGTCTGCCCCCTGGAAGGGAAAACACCTAGGTCCAAGGCACCGGGGAGCAATCTCACTCGGTGGTACAGGCGTGCCACACACCCTTACCAGCGAACAACGAAGACAGAGGGGTATGCGGGGCAAACAGGTTCTTGGGGTTGTTCGCCAGCAACCCGGACATTCAGAGAGTCTCTCTCAAGGCCAGAAGTCCCGGCGTTTACACGACCCGCTAGTTGGGTTCAGCAATCCTGAGACGCGCCGCAAGTCCCTCACCTCCCGGATCAAGAACGGCACCCTTGCTCCGCAAGGATCTGGTCGTGGTATCTGTGGTTTTCGGGTGGGCATCCCCCACTACTGCCGCTCGACTCTGGAGGCAAACTTCGCTCGTGTGTTGACCCACTTCAAGGTCCGGTACAACTACGAGCCAAAGGTGTTCAAGCTCGCCTCAGGGTCAATCTACATCCCCGACTTCTACCTGCTCGACCCGATCCCTGAGCTTGGCGTTCCTGCGGGCTGGGTCGAGTTGAAGGGCTGGCGGAAGGCAGACGGGACCGTTACCTCTCAAGCAAAGATTGGTGCCTTCGTCCAGGAGTACGGTAGCCCCATAGTGGTGATCGCTGAACGCGACCCTCTGTGGGTGAGGATCCAATCTGAGGTGGGCACCGTGATTTCCCTGTGGGAAAGGCCAGGTAGGAACCTCAGAACGCACCCTCGGATTTTCGGCCCGTCCGCGTTTCTTCCTATCCCTACCCAAGTCGAGCACGCCTCTGAGGCAAGTACCTGATGCCCGACTTCAAGCGTTACTACAACGACCCGGCCTATCCGACCTCGGTATCGCGGGATGTCCCCCCCGGCGAGTACTCGTGGGACTCGGTGATCTATCAGTCGGGCCGTCCCGTACTCGACGCAGAACTGAACCTCTCAGCAGGGGCAGCCGAGTACGCGAAGCTCCTTCAGGACTCGAAGACGCTGCCCTCGGGCTTCATTCGGGCTCAATCGAGCCGTGATTCGTTCGCGGCCTTCAGCTTCTTCTCTGCGATTGCGGGCAACGCGAACAAGTTCGCCCTCTCGAAGCTCATGGCGTTCGTGGCTGGAATGCCCGTCGTCGTCGAGTACACGGGTACGGCCACGCCAGGCACGAACGAGATCGTTCTTCCGGCTCCTCCTCCGACGGTCGGCCCGCCCGACGTGAAGCGCACGGACTTCGTGTTCCTCGAAGTCTGGCGCACGCTCGTGGCCCCTTCGCCTCGGGCCATGGGCTCCGTGGAGATCGTGGACCCTGTCCTCACAATCTCCCCAGGCGACACGGTCACGATCAACGCAGTCCCGGTAGGCGGCCCACTCGTCGTCTTCACGGCCAACGGTGGTGGCCCCACAGGCTTCGCAATCGGAGGCTCCGGCGCAGCGACGGCCTCGGCTCTGGCTGCGGCGATCAACAACCCGGCGAACGGCCTGTACCCGAGCTACGTCGCCGCGAACACGAGCGGGACGAACGTAGCCACCGTCTCGGCGACCTTCGGCGGCCTGACCGGCAACCTGATCACCCTCGCCCGCGTCGAAGCGGTCGGCGGCTCGATCAACCTCTCGGGTGCCACCCTCCTCGGTGGTGCAGACCGTCCGAACAAGCCCTCGCAGAGCACGGTCTACCGTCATGGCAACGTGGGCAGCCCACTGGCAGTGGCGCTCCCGGACGAACTCGTCGATCCCGTGATCAACGTCGAGACGGCCCAGCGGGTCCAGGTCCAGTACCGGCTGCGGACCTACTCGGCGGTCCCCCCGGTAGGGATCAACCCCAAGACGCAGCCTGACGGATTCTCCAATCCCTCGGTGGTGGCTCAGGGTGCGCAGGCGGCCCCGGTGGCGACCTACCCGTTCGTCCCGGCGGACAACGCGACCGTCGTGCTGAACTCCGACGCGACCAAGTACGGCCTCGAAGACAACGGCCTCTACGTCGCTGGAGACGGCTCACAGGCTGCGGCCTTCGCTCTCGGGACAGTGGACGGGTTCGTGTACGCGATCCCCGTCTGCTTCGCGTTCCGGCGCAGCGACGCCACCCTCACTGGCGGGTTCAATCCGGCGACCTCGGCCAACAGCGGGCTCCCTGTGGCTCACGCGGCGGGCTTCCCGAACGCGAACCTCAATCCCTCGGGTCCGTACCTGATCGCAGCAGGCAAGTCGGACCGGCCTGACGGCCTTTTCGCGGACATTGTCGTCGCGACCGACATTCTCGACCTGCGGCGTCACGTCACCCCGCCGGGCTACGACTTCGGGACGGAGGCGAAGTACCAGCTTCAGAGCCTCCTCGACAAGAAGACGGCCACCTGGCAGGTAGACGGCTCCGACTGGGCTTCGATCGGCAACGGCTCGGGCGACCAGTCCACCTACCCGTTGTTCTGCGACGAGATCGGTCGCGAGAACGGGAACGGGGGCGTGCCTCCGGCCTCCGGCGACACGTTCCGTGGCAACACGATCCGCAACTACGACCACATTTCTCGTCGCTTTGGCTCGCAGAGCGTGGTCGAGCGAGTCGTGTTCGAGGTTCTCCCGACGGGTGTGTACCCGACGGGGATCACCGTCGTGAAGGCTCCCCCCAGTGCCAACAGTTGGTGTGAGGGTGACGAGGTCACGATCGCCTTCGGCGGCGCAGCGGGTCTGAACCCCTCGACGGTCCAACTGTGGACCGGTGCTGGGGCTGTTCCTGGTGCGACGGTCGCTGGCTTCTGGCCGGTCGGCACGAAGGTCACGGACCTGATCTCGGTCTTCCATGACGACGGCCACAACGCCGCCCCGATCGACCAGCGGACGCAGCTTGCGACGGTCGTGGGGATCGGCACAGAGGTCGTCACGATCAAGCTCGACGGGAATCCGTCGGTCGTGAACGACGGTGGTACGGCGGCCAACCACCCGGTCATTGCGGACCCGGCTGTGGACAACGGTTCGGTCCGCCGACTCTTCATTGAGTTGGAGATCACCTACCCGACAGGGTTTGGCCTCAGCCAGACCCCAGACATTGCGGTCACCCCCAGCACGCTGTCCGGGTACCCCGGCTACGACGCCGGGGCGATCATTGAGAACGCCCCGGCTCAGCGTCCTCCTGAAATGCTCGCAGCGTGGATCCCACAGCCCAAGTTCAGGTCCGGCTACCGCGAGGTCAAGCTCGAACAGAAGTCGGCTCCTGGCGCTGCTCAAGTCACGGACCTCCTGGTCACGCGAACTGGCTCGACTGTGTACCCGCCCCGGAGGTTCTTCGCAGACTCTCTCGTGGCGAACGGCGTCGGACCTGCGGCCACCTCGACCTTCGGTAGCTCTGAGCGTCGGATCGACCTGAACGTCGCGGTCGCCAATCAGACGCTCGTCCAGGTGGACTACTACCCGCAGGACGCGGTGCCCAATGCGGGCGCTGTTGGCTACCAGACGGCAGTCTACTACCGCACGAACGCTCCTCAGACGGCAGGCGTTCAGGCGGGTGCTCTCCCCCCGTCGCTGCTCCCCACCGAACTGACGGTGGAGCCGGTGTCGATCTCCTCGGAGGTCTGGACCGGTCAGACGGGCAAGGGCTCGGTGGACCTCGGGTTCCCCTACGAGTCGCCCCTCGACCAGATTGCGGTGGCGACAGGTGTGCCTCCGGCTGCGCTCCCGAAGGAGTGGTTCTTCTCGGCTCTGGCAGAGGTGTCGGTCGCTGACTTCTCGGCGGCCACTGGGCTCCTCAGCCTGCACTCGTTCGTCCAGGTGGACGGGACCAACCCGATCCAACTCGGCGACGCCTTCACAGGTCGTGGCCCGCTGAAGGACCCTGAGTTCCGGGCCTACTACGACATGGCGAACCCCGGTGGGTACAAGCCGACGACCATGGCGCAGCCGCTCTTCGGACCGACCCGCCACAAGGTCTTCCAGCCAATGATCGTGCGTGCGACTCAGAACACGCTGCTCTTCCGTAAGGGGGAGTTGCTGCTGCTGATCTTGTCTCGGTTCTCGGAACTCGACCCCGACAACAAGATCGCCTTCTCGGACCTTCCCGCGATCCGAACAGCGGCGGCCCTCTATCGGACGCGCAACCTGCTGTTGACCGTCGGAGACTGACGCCCATGCCGCGCAGAGTAGACCCTTCTTCAATCCTCACAGGCGCTGGCTCGGCGATCCCCGGCTCGGTGTCCGCGTCTGCGGTTACCTCGGGTGACACCGGGTCCACCTCAGGCACGCTCGACGCCCACCTCGCTGACCCGGCGGGCGCGCACGCAGCCTCTGCAATTTCGATCCAAGACCTCTTCGAGCGGTACCTCGCGGGTGACGTGGAGGGTGCCCTCGGAGAACTCGCCGCCCTCGTACCACCGGCCCCAGGACCGATCGGCTCGGCAGGTCCGCCGTGGCTTGGCTCGACGAACACGGGTGTGCCTGACTGGGGAGTCCTGAAGCTCTGGGACGGGGCTCTCAATCTCTCGTCGGTCAACAGCCCGAACTCGATCTACCCGTACTACTGGCGGGCTCCTATCTCTGCCACAGGCACCGGGGTGGACACCTGGTCAGACCCGACCTTCAACGTGGAAGACACGGTCGGCCCGAACGTCTACACGGGCGGCGGCATGGGGAAGGCCCACGCTGGGTTCGTCACCGTCTCCATGAACCCTGGGGGCTTCCCGCCTCCGGCAGACGGCTACCCGTCGTGGAGGATCTTGCCCTCCCTCCCGCTCTCGGCGGGAGGTGACGTTGCCTCGGTCGTCTCGGGGATCGTGTCTCCGGCAGACCGTGGCGTGCTGGCGCTCGTGACGTGGCCCGCAGGCGACATTGCGGCCCCGCTCGCAGCGACCTCGGTCGCTGAGATCCAGGCTCGCTGCCTGGCCGCCCTCGTCCTCGGGCAGGGGCTCTCCAGCGGGAGCGGCGGCTGCGACGGCGCACCTGGTGGGATCTTCACGGTCGGCTCACCCACCCCGTATGACTTCCCTGGTCAGGCGGCAGGGCAGTTCGAGCTTGACGAGATCCACACGGGCGTCCCCCGCGTCGGAGGCACAGCCCCAGTCGCCAATCCGGCGGCGGGTCAAGTCCGGCTGCTGACTGACCCAACGGCGGTCCCAGTCACGTTCGTCCCACCGACGGTCGTTGGCGGCCTCCCAATCTTCGGCGCAACGCCTGCGGCCACAGGTGGCGGCACGGTGAGCAACTTCTTCGCGTACAGGCTCCCGTACCTGAAGGACTACTCGGCGCTGACGGGCTTGGTCTACACGCCTGCCTTCGAGAAGGACCGCTTCCTCTCGAAGATCCAGCCTGCGCTCCCCCCGGCGACGCCAATGTCCTCGGGTGGCAGCTACGACGACTTCACGGCGGACTACTGGGCGATCCAGATCGCCCGCTACCGTCACAGGTTCGTCCTCGGGGTCGGCGCACCGGCAGCACTTCGGAGGGACGGCAGCTACGCGCTCGTCCACTTCAGGCGCGAGCAGTTCTTCGAGGAGTACGTTCGAGACGGGATCGTGCCGACCGCCGACAAGGTCTACTCGGTCAATCTCGTGAACTGGTCGGGCGCAGCCCAGGTGGACAACCTGGTGGACCTGACGCTCCTGGCCCCGACGGCTTCTCCGGCCTACGCGGTGAACACGTCTGAGGTCTCGGAGGATCCGAACGTCAACGTCCCGGCCCTCTTCGGGATCAACACGTTCACCCTGTCGTTGAAGGGTGGGGCGACGACCACGAAGGTATCCGGGGTGAACTACCTCGTGCCCCGTGACCCTAGCCTTCAGGACGCCAACCCGCTCTCCTACAACCTGGGGATCACCGACCTGGAAGTGACGATCACGGACGTTTTCGGGGACAGCTACCGCTCGCACGACACGGTGCCGACGGCAGGCCCACTCCTCGGAGACACGCGGTTCCAGGCGCTCAATCAGAACCCGGTGTTCCTCTCGTTCTCGTCGTTCTCCTACGAGGGCAACGAGAACATTGCGACCCCGGCCTCGACGATCTCGATCGGCAGCGCGCCGTTCGCTGCGGCACTGTTCTCAGCTTCGCTCGGCCAGGTACGCCGCCAGCGGGTGGAGTTCGGCTACGCTGACCTTGACGGGACTGGTCCGGCTCCGGCAGCCAACGCTGTGATCTCGACGGGTGCCTTCGCGATCCCGAACGGGCTTCTGTTCACGGGGGACGCGAACACGCCGGTCTTCACAGAGGACGCCAAGGTTCGTGTCTCCGTCCGCAAGGCGCTCAACGTGGACCCGGTCACGGGCTACCCGAAGCCGCTGGTCCCCTTCGACCTGCCCTCCTTCGTCGCAGAAAAGTACCTCTACCACTCCATGAAGGAGATCAACGACCCCCCAGGGTCGGTGAAGCCGACCTACGGCAACCCGGCGAACACGACGAACGCCGTCTGGAACGCCACGAAGGACCGTGAGGAGCGGTTCCTCGACGAGGTGTACCGCTACCCGGCGATCTGGGACACGACGGTGCCCCTGCCTGTCGCCCAGGTCCAGAACCTGATCGGCCCAGGTCTGCCATGGGGCTTCGCGCCCGTCCCCGTCCAGGTGCGTCCTGGCCCGCTGGGTGGCTCCTACGACGGCTACTACCTCCAGGGCTTCAGCGGGACAAGCCTGATCAGTGGCCCTCCCTTCACGGTGGAGCTTCAGGTCGCTGGACTTCCGGAGCGCAATCCCCCGTACACGGACGGCTTGGACGCGCCCTTCCCGTCGCGTGGTGTTCTCCTCTACCCGAAGGACAACTACTCGATTGGGTACAACCCGGTGGGTCCGGACTACTCGACGGCGTCAACGGGGAGCCCTAGGATCTACCAGCGCGTTTTCGACGCGGGTGCTGCGAACGTCGGTGCAAGCTCGATCACCCTCCGGTTCTGGGGTGTGACGCTCGCGGACTTCGCCTTTGCTGGACCCGGACCTGGCGGGCTGGGTCTCGCCTGCCTGGCGAAGGTTCCTGGGTTGACGGCGTGGTTGGACGTGGGGCGGCCCGACGGCGCAGGCCCCTCGAAGCAGGACCCTGCTCTCGACGGTGCAGGGTGCCTCGTGGTCGGCCCCAACACCTTCGACTTCGTGGACCCGGCCAGTCAGATCCAATACGCCCAGGTCGAGGTCAATCTCGGACCTCTCGCAACGCTCTTCCTGAATGGGGAGGGGAAGTGCCCCGTCCTCGTGTTGGTTGCCCTCAAGGACAACGCCACCGGGAAGGCGCTGGATTGGAAGAATGTCCCCCCAACAGATCCGACCAGTGCCTGTAGAGGGCTCGTCGGGATCGAGGTGGTGGTCCCATGATCGCTGAAGCCCTACGTCGTGAACTGGCCCGCCGCATTGCGGCAAAAGCAGAGCAGGTCCGCCTCGCTGCGGTCCGTGCTGCTGTCCGTGCAGAGATCCAACGCCTGACCACCCCACCCAAGTAGACCATGCTGAATATGCACGACTTCAGGGGCTTCTACACCACCTTCCCAGGGGCGTGTGGGCCTGACGGTCGCTGCCTCACCTGTGGCAAGCCAGGGGACACAACCGGGTGCTCAGAGTGTAGGAGGACCCACACCGTGTCCTCCTACACGGTCACTGTGGTCCCGCCGTTAGTATCACCACAGGTGTTCTGCGGACATGGCCGACAAGACGGGCACCTTTGCCCACATTGTCTAGGGATCTCAAAGGGGTACGGCTGAGGGTGGATAGCCAATAGGCCGCGTAAGTTACGACCTATGGACGGCATACTCCAATCGACTTTCAGTCCCTTGCTTCAGTACGGCGTGCTGGGTATCAACACGATCGTCTTCGCCGTCGTGATCTACTACCTGTGGACCTCGGGGAACAAGGAGCGTGGGCTACTCATGACCCAGATCACGACGCTCCAGGACGCACGGGTGGCGAGCGAGCACGCCCTTCAGACCGCCCGCGTTGCTTCCGAGCGCGAGATCCACGAGGCCCGTGTTGCCGACTACAAGGTCGTGCAGGGTACGCTTCTCGAAGTGACCCGACAGAGCACGGCAGCCGTTGCGGCAGCCACGTCAGCCGTGGAGGCCATGCGCGAGACCATGCTTGACACGAAGGCCACCTTGAAGGAATTGGGTGACGAACTGCGGCACCGAAGGAGCTAACCATGCCAGTCGCGAAAGAGAAGCAGGACCTCACACCTGTTCGTCCGGCGCGTGAGCGGAGGATCAGCGAGGTGGACCAGGAACGGATCGATTCCGAGATCCGCGCCTACCTCTTCGACCTTCCACCCAACGTGGACAAGTTGCGTGCGTCGGCTGAGCAGGCTGTCAGAGAAGCCCGAGACCTCCGCATGGAGGCGCGCAGGACCACCACTGCCAGCCAGTCCGCCATGGCTCGCGTAGCCCCCAAGAAGTAGACAGCCGCCACAACCTGTGGCAGGCTCTTCGGGTGCTGACCCCCGTACCCAAACAGACCTCCTTCATGACCGGGCCGCTTGCGGCGGCTCGTCGAAGGAGAGTGTCTCATGGGTCACCACAAGCGCGGGCGAGCGAAGAACCGTAGGGCTGGCTGTCTCTGGTGCAAGCCGCAGAAGGCCAATGGCCTGAAGGGCAGTGAAGCGCACCAGACCTGGCAGGAACGCAAGTCGCGTGTCTCAGAGCATGAGCAGCGAGAAGCGGTCCTGTGCAAGGCTCACGTCCTGGAAGCCGAAGAAGACTTCTGGTGTGAGGGCGAGATCTCTGAGCAGGATTGCGAGTGCTCGGAGTGCTGCTCTTGGCAGGAGAGCCTCGCTGCTTCAACAGCGTATGAGCCTGAGCCTCTCAGGGCTCCGCTTCAGCCCCACCAGACGTACAGGGCTTCGCGCAGCCGGGGGAACACCTCGGGGATCTCCAAGTAGAGGCACACAGCCGCGACGCTCGTCGGGGCTCCGTCCTTGAGGTAGGGGTAGAGCCCTTGATTGAGGAACTTCCACCGATTGCGGGGACCGTCCTTCGTGTGCTCCTCGCAGTAGTCGATCGAGTCGTCGAACCTGTACCAGTCGGGGTGCGAGGTCAGGGGCCGAATGAGAAGGGCGTCCTTCAACCCGAACTCCTTCCGAAAGAGGACGTAGTTGACGTTGTTCGCGCCCTTCTGGTAGGCCCATGACTTGGGCTTCTCGCACGCGAGGAGAATGTCCAGGTCGAAGTGCTTCTTGGCGTCCCCTCCGGCGAGCGTCTCGATCGCCGGGCGGTTCGCCGTGACCCACTCGTTGAAGGTGGTTCGGCTCATTTCGCAGAAGTCCTCGTAACGCTGCTCGAACGCCAGCGTCGGCTTGAACTTGCGGACTCCGTAGCCGATCGCCTTGTGGACTCGGATCCCCATGTCAGGTCTTCCCCTCTGCACGGCGGGCTAGCTCTGCGAGCGCCTGACGGAAGAGCCACCAGTACAGGTCGTCCTCCCCTGTCTCATGGGCGCGAGCGTAGTCCGCGATCCGCTCGCGAAGTGCCTCGACGGTGAGGTTTTCGTTGCTGGGCTCTTCGGACACCCGAAGCAGGCGCTCAAGCTCAAGCTCAGCCTCCTTTTGGTGTTGGCGGGCCTCCTGAACTCGAAGCTCCAACCACTTGGTGCGGCTGCGAGCCATTTCGCTCCGGGCCTTTGCGTCTTTGGTGCGGTCGTCTACCTCGCTCATGTCTGTGGCTCCCTAAGCCTGTACGTCCGTGGACCAGAGGGGTCCTTCAGTGAGCCGACCCAGATTGGGGCGATCCAGTTGCTGATCGAGGGACGCTGCTCCTTCGGGATCGGCGTGCCGTCAATCTTGCGGGGGCCAACCAGGAACGTGTGCCAGTGCCCCTTGCGAATATGCCCGGAGACCCTCCGACCTGTCGAGGTGAAGTCTCGGTCGCCGCCGACCTCTTGCTCGATCGTCGAGCCGACCCACACGACCCTGTGCTTGGGGAGCGTGTCGAGCTTGCGCTGAAGCGCCTTACCAGACCCCTTGCGCGGGTTTTTCACGCCCTTGAGCCGTGACTTCAGGCGGTCCCGCTCGTTGTCGCTCGTCACTGGGGCGCTCACCTCAGCGTTCGAGGCGTTCATGTAGAGGATCGTGTTGACCACGATCCGCATGAGCTTCCGGGCCGTCTCCTTGACGGTGTTGGCGTGCGCCTCCGTCTGACCCCGCTGGAAGAGTTCATGCTCGTGGTCGGACGCCTCTGCCCTCCGATTGCTCAGGAGCGAGGAGAGCGCATGGTCGATATTGATCCGACCACCCTGGTCTACCACAAGGGCGCGACCTCGGTGCTCCTTGAGGACGGCAGAGGTCAGCTTGGACTCTGCCTCTATGTTGGTGAGAGCCTCGCGCATTCTCGGCTTGTCCAAGCGCACGTCGAACTGGTCTTCGAGTCCAGTGTCCTCGTGGAACGGACCGAACGCGACCTTTTGCTCGTGGAAGCTCCTGCTCTGCTCTGTCCACCGGTCGAGGTCGAGACGGAACCAGAAGGTCGCGTCGTCCAGTGGGTCGAGGCTCTTCTCGTTGGCTGCGCCCCAGGCGAGAATGACGATCGCGTTGGCCGTGGGCTCCTTCGCCACATAGCACCCGGCGACCTTGTGCCACTGGGTCCGCTCCCCGCCCCACAGGACGAGCCCCTCGGACTCTGGGGTCGCGAGGTAGAAGCATGGGTGGGGGAGTCGGATCAGGTCCGTGGGAATGTCCTCCAGGGACGTGTTCGCGAACGCCTCCTGCATTCGCGGCCCGACGCACACGACCTGCTGGTGGTGCCACTGATACGAGAGAACCAGCCGCGTCATGGAGTAGGTCGTCGAGTACGACCTCGCGAAGTCAGCCAGACCACACGACTCTCCGGTGGGGTCGTTGATTATCTCCAGCCGACGCTCAGCGTCGAGGCTGAGGACGTGCTTGAGGAACGGGACCTTGTGGTCCTTCAACGCCTCGAAGTGAATGCGTGGCTTGGGCAGTGTCATGCGTCTACCCAGGAAGCGATTGGGAGGGGTGCCTCTTCACGATTCAACCCTTACGCCTTTTGATTTATCTGCCTCCCAGGTTGAGGGCTGCTTCCAATGAGCTACGACGAAGACCCACCGACCCGTCCGCACCGTCGCCCTCCCTCCCTCTCCTTGGGGCACATTGAGAAGTGGGGCCTCATCGAGGCATGGCTCGTCGGGGACAAGGAACGCAGAGTCACGCTCGTGTCCGGGGAGAACGGCCTCAAGGTCATGGTCCACGACCCGATCCGGGGCATGGTCACCGAAGACGTTGGGCGGGACGAGGACCCGAGCGCGACCGTGTTGCGGTGCCTGGGGCGATTTTCTCTCCTGACCCCCTAGACAAGTTCGCGGCTCGAAGCTATCGTCTACAAACCATGCAGCCCCACCTCACGTAGGTTCGTTCTCGCGGTCCTCCACCACAGAAGTTCGCCGCACGTCACCCGTGTCTCGAATTTCTCAGGAGGAACCCGTGGAAAAGAACGAACAGATCGAGGGACTGAAGAAGACGCTCACCGCAACGGTCGAGCGCAAGCAGCAGAACACCCGTGAGCGGGTCGCCTACAAGAAGGCGAACCCTTCGAGTGGCAAGTACGACGACCAGCGCGAGAACTGCATTCGCTCGTACTGGAAGGAGAACGCGGACCTCAAGGAGGAGATCCGCCACCAGGGGCTCGCCTACGCCTTCCTGCGGGGTCGGCGCTACTGGGTGACCGAGAGGGCGACCAAGAACCCCCCGGACGCTGGGATCGTCGCTGGTGCTCTCGGCGGACCCTCCTTCACGGAGGCCGTCCAGGCGTGGCTCGACGAGAGCCCGACCCCGGAGGAGAAGCTCGCGTTCGAGCAGCACCTCGCTGCTGCGGCTGTGAAGGCACGCGAAGAGTACAGGGCACGCTCTGCCGCCAAGAGGGCCGCGTGAAGGGCTACTTCGTCGCGTGCTCGACGGGCTGCTCTTGCTGCTCGAACGAGAACCACACCAGGGGTCCCTTCTCCTCCCGCGAGATTGCGGAGGGGGCCTGCGCCAAGTACCTGGAGGTGGGGATTCTTGGCTCTCAATACGCCCGCAAGGGCCGCTACCGGGTCGAGGAGTACGACGCGGAGCTTCTGCCGGACGGTAGGGTGATCGCCGCCAACGTGGTGTTCCCGAAGTGGAAGGACGAGGACATTCTGGTGGACGATCAGGTCTACCTGGAGATCGGAACGTGAAGCTCTTCCTGGTGACCCGGCGGGACCTCTCCGCCGGGTTGCGGGCCGCCATGCTCTGCCACGCGCTGCGGGAGTTCAGGGCAGGCCACGAGAAGATCGACGCGGAGTGGTACGCCACCTCGAACACGCTCGTGCTCCTGGAGACCGACGGCCTCGACTCGCTCACGGAGTTGGCCGACCTCGCCACGAGAAGGGGCGTCCCAATCTCCCGGTTCGAGGAGCCAGACCTCGGGGGAGTGCTCGCTGCTGTCGCTATCGGCCCGTCAGGGCGTAAGCTGGTTCGTGACCTCCCGCTGGCGTTTGCGTGAGGGCACATGGTCCCGTAGCCTAGTGGTTCAGGCAACGGATTCTAAATCCGGCAACGCGGGTTCAATTCCTGCCGGGACCGCTGATCGTCGAGGTAGTCATGAAGGGCGGCAACATCTCACGGCACAAGAAGACGAAGCTCGGTATGCTCCCTGGGGACATTCCGATTCAGGGCAAGGCTCGAATGCTGGAGAAGCGAGAGCGTGTGCTGCCTGAGTCAATGGACCCCAAGGGCACGATCGGGGCGAAGTGCGCGAAGAGCTACAAGCGGGACGTGGTGAAGCTCGCAAACCGCAGGGCGAGGCGGGCACCAGTCGAGACAACCAACGAGGAGTGA